AGATTCAGAATCACTTGGTTCGGTAGAGGAGAAAAACCAATCAGCAGCTCTTTCGCCAGTTGCACCTGCTTCACCATCTCTCCCAGCTTGACCTCTAATACCCGTAGCACCAACATAGCCATCAGGACCCCTTTCACCAACGCCATTGAAAAATACCTGATAAAAATTGTGATTTATCTTATTGATGATGGCATCCTTGTCATCTCCCGGTAATATGTATTTTGTATTAAAGTCAGCCATTTCCTATATTAGAATAAAACTCCACATTCTCCAGCACAAGTAGACCAGTAACATTTTGGTGTTGATCCAACTTTCATTATAGTAACCTGTACATAAGAAGCAGCTGTTGAGAAAACACTTACCGATGAAGGTGGTCCACCGCTCATGGATGCTATCCCTTCAATTTCCTTACCGCTTGCTGCGTAGTAGTTTAATGTAATAGATTCATTATTAGAAAGCCATTCCCTCCAAGCCAAACTTGAAGAGCCAACATTATTTATAAGTATTGCTCTATTTTTAGAGGTCGTCCAATTTGCATATATGTTATTTCCAGACCCAAAATCATAAACATTAACAATGCCACTTTGAGTACCGGATTCGGGTCCATGACACCAGAATTCCCATGCGGCTATACTTCCGGAAGTGGGGGTATATGATGCAGTTGAACTTGCATTATTATTAGTAGCATTAACTTGTCTTTGGAATGTTACTTTACCATCATTTCTAACACTAAATCTTTCTGTGCTTGCACTTAATAGCCTCAGAAGATAGTAAGAAGAAGACGAAGATGTAGATTGGACCTTTAGAGTGTCCCCAGAACCACTACTAAGAAGACTTAAAAGAGGAGATTGGGTTGTAACGCCAGAAATAGTCATAGGCACTGAAAGTGCAAATAGACTCGAGCTCAAATTAAATTTCTGAGAGGAGAAGGTCATTAAAGATGTTCCGGAATTAAACGACATAGCACCAGTTGAGGTAAATGTCATTTGAGACCCAGAAGTTATATTAAGCCCACCATTACCGGAAATATTAAGGGTAGAGGAAGTTGACTGGAGCAACATACTTCCACCAGAAGTAACTCGGAAATCATCCTGAGGAACAGAGAATAAAAGGTCGTAATTAGTGCCAGATGGATCTATCCATCTGAATTGCGGGTGCCTATTATAATCGGAAGGTGTCCCTATACCACTTACGTTTGTTTTTGAAAACTCCATGATTGGATAATCGTTGTTACCATTGGAAGAAATCAAAAATTTAGCGTAAGTTGGGTTAACCGTTGATGTCGCAGGAGCAGAGTCGCTTATGACTAAAGTGTTTAATTCAGGAAATGGACTACTAATAACAATGGCATCTTTGCTCCCTGTAGGTCCAGATATTCCAGCAACAACCTCAAAAACCTCAGAGGCCTTCAGGTTTTGTCCTGTATCAACCCAGCCAGAACTGGTGTATTCAAAGATAGAATTATTAACCAAGGTTTGTACCCAATAATCGCCAACCCTTATAGGGTCGCTTGCTCCCCCTGTTGGTTCCGCTCCCTGAACAAACCATTTCGTACCCCTCAATCCCTCCTGCCCAGGATCCCCCTTAGGACCAGCAGGACCGATAGGTCCCTGATCACCTTGCTGTCCCTGTTGACCTTGAGGACCGCCGCCAGCTGCTACAATTGAATCAAAATTTGAGTTAACCTTCTCTCTTATTGACTCCTGAGTATCACCAGCATTCAAAGCTTTTATGTTCAGATTCGGCATTTTCTTATCTTATCTTTGTTTATATATTCTTTGCTCTTAATCCCCTTATATTTTTTCAATCTGGAATCCAAACGTTGTTGAGTAGTTTTTCCCACTTTCTAGTGGAAGCTCAAAGGTGTATGAAAGAGCATTCCTTTTGGTCAGCTTATAATTGGGCTCTGAATAATACGAATATCTTATCCTATCAGGACCTATCAAATCACCCCTTAGTAGTAGTTCAGTGGATGTTAGATTTGTTCCAGTCTTTTTAACAAAAAGATCGAAAGTAATTCCTTGGTAGATTGGAACCACGTTTTTGTCGATATAAGTCTTAATATCATCATTGATATTCTCTGGATCTCCTACACCAAATTCACTTATTATATTTTCAACGAATACCTTGCTTATACCAGCATTCAAAAGGTATCTTCTAAGGATCCTATCCAATCTGATGGATCCATAAAGGGTATTAGTTCTTTCATTCTTCTGCCAGAAAACCTCTACGTCAGGGAAAATACCTTCGTCAAACACCTGAAGATCCACATTAGATAATACGGTTCCAAGCTGTCCAATACCTGTGTTTGAAGTTTTTGGTGTAATGCTCTGGATTTCACTTAAAGCATTTTGAGCAGCAGTGTTAATCTTCTGAATATCAGTTTCCCCTGTTGTTCTGTTTACCTCAAGAGTGATAAAAGTGTACGCCGTTATGGTGTATGGGGTTTGCATCATTTTAGAACCAAAGAATGACTTATTTTCCCTCATAGACCGGGTACCAGCAACAGGTGAATTTTGCGTTGCAGAAGTATAAAGGTTAAAATATCCAGGATCCCAGGTTGAAAGGAAAATAGGGAAGTCTTTTTTAGCAATTGGTGTTTCACCAACCAAAGGATAAACAGGCCCTAATGGAAGGTTGTCTGACTTTTCCAATATGTTTTTACCTAGAGACACCTTACTATAGTTAAGATTCTGTACCTCCCCGAATGATATTTTCTCTGGCGCTAAGGTACAATTCCTGTAACTCAAATCAGCCGTACTATATCCAGTTATAGTATCGGTTTTATCGTTTTTGTATCTAATAATTTTCCTAAACAAAGGTTCATATTTACCAGCATATCTTAAAATGTCCGATGCATAAGAAGAGCCACCCACTTGTATTTGATATCCAGTAGGTTCATTTTGTCCAAGTGTTTGTGGTCCTGAATAATCAGCTACTGGATATGTACCAGCTGCACGGTAAAGAGCAGTAGGTTGTTGCATATAAATTTGGAAATAATCGCTTCTTTCCTCCGTTGTTTGTGTATCCTCGTTCCAAGAATATGTTCTGTACTTAATATAGGGGCTTTCGTTATTTACACGATCCGAAATTTGAGATAGTGAAATCCTCCTCATTATGAAGTCGAAGTATTTCTCACCCCCCTCTAACTGGAATACCGGATTACCCTCGTATGCACTCCTTGGTCCCACTGGGATAGTAACTGGAGAGCTAAAGGCAAACGGTATATCAAAATAATAACTAGAGCTAACTGGACCGAACGAAGCCAAATTTTTAGATCTTCCTACAGGCCATGGATAGGTAGATGAAATTGCAGGTACGCTGAAACTTCCCTTTCCTGTAGATGGAATAGTAGTGCTTGCACCGACTGGGTATATCGTGTTTATTTCCTCCCTTAGGTCAGTGTCATATTCACTGTTAGGTATAGTGTATATAAACCCAGGATTAGTAAACTGTGTGACAGAACTATCTGAGATCATAGATAGATCCAAAGCTGAACTAAGCTTAATGTCATCTATCTCATAAAGTGGAATGCCAGTTGCACCGGTAGTTCCGGTTGCTCCTACGCCAGCGTCCTTATTTTTATCGCTTAAGCTGTAAAGTAATGTATAGTCTACAGATGGGTTACCACCGGTTCCTCCAGTATATCCAAGTGGCAATGCTCTATAATCTTTAATTACAGCTGTACAAACAAATAGAACACACTTCTGCTGAGTGTTTTCAATTATTTCATAGCTTACTGGAGCTTGTATACTATTGCTTGTTTCAGGTATTATTCTTAGCACCGATGCAAATTTATAATCTTGGAATCCCCTAAAGTTAGGCACATATTTCTCAAGATCGCTCTGTGGATTTACAACTGTACTTCTTCTTCTCAGAGATATTTTTGCACCTCTAAATACGGAATCATAAAATCCAGTAGACTTGTTATAAACAAATGGAGTGAAAAGCTCCTTTGTGGTATTAACAGTTACGTTGTATGGACTACTGTAATCCAATGGATCAACAGTAAAAAAGGAGGAGAAATACAAGCTATCCGCAGGATCTGCACTTCTTATTTTAGACAAGTCAATCTTAGAGGGCAAATAGCTATTCTGACTTTCCATTTTATCAACAGGATAACCATCAGGAACTCCCTCTAGAAGCAACCATTCGTGAGTAAGGTACATTGGATCTGGGGTTTCCTTCTCAAAACTTGGCGAGAAGTTGGTTGGACTAAAAGCTGGGGAAGCATTAAGTCTATATTTGTGACCTCTAGCATCAGTACCTCCTAAGTAACCCCATTTGTTAATAAATGGTACTATTTTGGACCTATTGGCCCTAGATGTTGTATAATTTTCCTCCAAATACTCATACTCGGTATCCAGTTTTCCATAATTAAAAATAAATTCCTTTGTGTTAGATTGGGTAACTGATTGGGTCTCGCTAATAGATTGTATTCCATAGAACCCATCAAAAGAATCCAAATTCGATTCAAAGTTAATTCCCTTTACGTTATAAAATGAATCAACATCCTTCCACAGAATTTGAGTAAAAATAGCGGGGACAACAATTGATTCAACCCCGGTTGTCGTAAATCCTATATCCTGGAAATAGTTTACAGAGGTTCCGATAAAAGCTTTTCCTGCAGGAATTTTTCTTTCAGTACCAGTTCCAACATCAACAACGATTTCACCGGACTTAACCAAATATTTTACATTTTCCTTAATCTGACCTCTAACTTCAGGTATGAGCTGAAAATATCTATGAAATTCAGGGGTCGGGGTTTCACCATAATCAGAGGCCCAAAAATCAAAGTCGAAGTCTTTAACGTCAAAGAACGAAAATACTCCAGTGTTTATTTTTGGCATCTCAAATAGATTGAAAGACCCACTAGTTCCAAGATCTATTACGGATTTTTGATCCCTTAGATTAGCAACGAGAAGTTCTTTATAGCCACGGAATCCAGTTACCTTTCCGTTTGCATCGAAAGCTGGGTCATCAACATATCTAGTTACGCTTTCTATCATAGAAGCACCACCAGTTACTCCAGTGCCAGAAGTAACTTGTATATAGCTTCCCTCTACCACTTTGTTAATTTCCTTTATGTCAAATGCAACCCTAGACAAAGGATAATCAGTTCCACCCACGAACGACGTAATTCCACTTAAGACTGAAGCGTCAATCCCAGAGATCTTTACTATTCCACTTGTAGAAAATGTGTAGTATAACTCCCAATTGGTAGAATCGGAGGGAGGTAATAAATTTTCGGATCCTGGGGTAGCAGCTGGTATATTATTTTTTGCTTGGTAGTAAACGTCAGAGGATATTACAACATCACCGGAAGAATAAGCAGATGTATTATTCCAAAGACCAACATAAGCACTCTCAAAGGATGCATAGTCCTCGTATGCTACAACCTTAAATGTGCTGTTTACTTTTTTACCTGCTGCTTTGGCCCTAATTACCGAAGTTGAGGAACTAGGTGCAGAATCCCAAACAACATCGCTAATCGATTTTACACAATCACAAAAGGCGGATGCTACGTTATCTGTAGTACCGTCAATTGCATTGTAGAAATGTTCGTTACCTATGTTATATGAGGATCCTTCCTTCCAACCAACCAAAGTTCCGCCGAATTCACCACTTTTGATCAAGTCATACCTACCAGCAGCTTCCGATCTTGTTCCATTTGGCCAGAAAATCTTGAATACAATCTCCTGATCCAATTCCTCAGTACTTAAGAATTCAATGCCAATGTTTGCTCTACCATTAGAATTTGGTAAGGATCCTTTAATGGATCCAATCTTATCACCATATCCGGTAAAGTCTTGCAGATTCACCGATGTGTTTCCAACTACAATCGATCCAGTTGGAAGGCTAGTGTTGCCAGTTACGCCAAAAGAACTTCCATCATAAGGGCCGTATTTTGCATAATCAGGAGTATTGTTTTCCCAGGTTTTAGTTGTTGTATTGTAATTCGGGTACCTTTTAAGCGAATAGAAATTATCAGATTTATCTGTTATGTAGTATAACTTCTGAGCATCATTTATGTTTGTGTCATAAGAGCCTGGTATCCATCCGGAAGCACCTTCGTAATATAATCTTACGCCCCCAGTACTACTTTGGAAATTAGGTTTATTGTCCTCGTAGTGCCCAACATTATTCCTAGAAGGCTTTGGTAAATTTAAATTGTTTTCATCATTTCTAAATTCATAGAAATAATCACCGTTCAGAAAGAAATTCCCAAGGTCATTCTTAGAGACGTAAAATCCAAAATATCTATTTATAGTGTATAAATCTGAATCAGTATCATTAAATAGAAATTCCATATTCAGGACATTAGGACATATAATCCCATTCCTTTGGAATCCATCGGTTACATAATTTTCAAAATCAGATTGGACAGAAGATTGTGGGCTAACAAGATAATCATAAAGAAGTTCACCACTTTCTGTAAAAACACCATCTTTTATGCTCGCACCATTGTAGTACGTATAGGTGTTTGGTTGGAATGAGAAATCTATCGGTGACTGTTTGTAATTTTTGTTATTTACAATGCTTCTGATATACTTTCCTATTTTTGTCTCGGACCTTAAATCAAAGGTAGAAACCACGGTAGCATTAGGCAATATTTGCGAATTAAAGAAAGACTCTACATCATTTACCTGATTTTGGAACTTTAATTCATCCATTTCAACTACCTTACCGGATCCAGAAACCACACTATAATTTGTGTAAAGGTCTAGTCCCTCAAAGATCTCATTGGAAGAATAGATTACTTCTTGTCCAGAATTATCTTTCCCGTATGCAATTTGGAAAGTTTCGCTAGAATCTGGATCTTGGATAAGCTTATAACTAATTGTTTTCTGAATTCGAGTAACATTAGTTGTGTAAGGATAACTTAATGGCTCTGGTATTTTGAAGATTACAAAAAATTCGGGTAATTCATCCCTTAGCCAAAGTGGCTGTAAGAATGAAAAATTCTCTGTATAGTTCTTATCAATTAAGGTGGATGCCCCACTACCATAAAAGAAATCATACTGGAATTCAAAATCTTCCTGAGCTTTAGAACTGCCATCAGTAAGTTCTCCCACCTGGAATATAAGATCGTTGGCTATGCTTCCCTTGTCGAAAAAGTTATAGAGATCTGTTGCATAAGAATCTTCTCCAGTAACCTCAAATTTCTTAAACTTGTCAGAACTTAATGTCGGATTAGCATTAAACGAATTGAGCCAAACCCCACCAGATGAGTCTAATGAAACCTTTACATTCCCAGTAATTTTCGGGTTAGTTCTTAATAGTCCAAAGGATGAATTATAGTCAAATAATTTTGGTGCAGCCATTTAAAATGTTATTCCTTTAATTAATTCTTTAGCCTACGTTTCTAGTTGTTGATGAGAAATTTGGAGCTGAAAGAGTATCATTTTTATATTTTCCAGTAACCTGAACATCGAAAGAGAATGGACTTTGGTTTCTAACCTGTATATCTATTCCGGCCTTTTTACTGTAGGTAATATTAGTTGGGTTTCCATCAGCCCTAAATCCACCAATATATCCTAGCTTATCGTTTGCTCTAAATTGGAATATTAAAGGCACATTTATAGAATTGGAATCTCCATTTTTAACATACTTGGATGCTAATTGTGTAGATCCTTCCACCTGAATTGTTGAAGCAGTAGGAGGACCTAAGAATAGGTAAGCACCACAAGTATACCTACCAATTAGATATTCATCATTAACAGTGAAGCCCAATTTATTTGGGTACATATCATCACCTCTAGAAGCTGTTGGTCCCTGTACAAAATCAGCAGATACCTGCTGATATCCGAGCTGCTTGTAATTGTCCTGGAGTGTTGTGTCAGTATAGAAGTAATCAGATTGTCTGAAGTATGGGTAAACAACCAAACCACCAGAGAAATCTGGCTTAACTAGGTTAGTGAAAGATAGGCCAGTAGATAGATCTGGGTGATCTTTATGAATACAGAATTCACTAAGGGTTCCGTTTCCTACACCACTATAACTACCAGTAGCCCCTGTTATTACACCACTCCAAACGCTAGCGTCGGTTCCAGAAGCGGTTGGTACCGAACTATCTGTTGGATCGTATGGCAAAAGCTGACTACCATTTCTTGGAAGGCCACTTGAGTCGCCAGTGTATAAGTAAGAACCTGCAAATGCAGATGGAGTAATGTATAGGTCAGCATCAAAGCCAACAGATTTCCATCTAGGATAAATGAACTGGCTATTAGAATTTCCTGAAGCATAAGGTGGTGCCTGACGGTACTCCTTAAAGGCGTCACTATTTGCGCCGCCGGTAGATCCAACTGGTATTATATCAGCAGTAGTAAGTGATGTTATTGAGATAGGCACATCACCATATCTAAGATTAGTCGAGTATCCGTCTGGTAAAGCATAAGTTGAACTTGTTCCGGCAAGTGTAGTTAATCCACCTGGCAGAATAGAGGACAATTCAAGAAGACCTGAAGAGGTATTGCTTATTTTTATCTCATATACAGTTGATGCAATTTTACCTGCATCCGAAGTTGAAGCGTTTTGATAGATCTGATTGAAATACCCAGCATTTAGATTAATAGTGGACCCGTTCGAAACCAATTGTGTGTTAGTCCCATCTACTATATAAACTTCAAGAATACCAGTGGCATTTTCAACTGTAGCTTTTAGAGAATTTAACTGGTCTTGTAATTCATTAAGCTTTTGTAAAAGGTCCAAAGGATTACCAGCAGAATCGTAATATCCACTCAATATAGACGACGAACCAAGATAATATGTCTTTTCTCCTGTGACTACTTGCTGGCTTAATAGACCATCAATTCCTTTCGCAGACAAATCTTGCTGAATAGCAAGAACTGCCTCATCCTTTAAGTTAGTACTTACACTTTCAGCTGTGCTTTGCGTAGAAAGATCATCAGGGAAAGTAACTACGACAGGATCAGAGAAATCTGAAGTAACGGGGTTATCTGGCCAACCAGCCTCAGAAACAGATTTAATTCTTACTTCAACTCTTTCACCTTTTGTGATCGGTATATCGAGTTGATTTATATTAGTTGCATCTGCATTTTCAGTATCCTCTGGTGCCCAAACATAAGTACCTGTATTAACATCGTATATTTTTTTCCTAAGTTCAGACTTTATTTCAGTCCAGTTTGAAAAGGCCCCGCTTTTTTCTTGTCCATTATCATCCAGATAACTTATCTGTTGCACTGCAGGAGAAGCACCAGCTTCTGAAAGATACCTATACTGGACAATGAACTGAATGACGCTTTGGTCACCAGTAATTGAGCTATTTTTAGGAGGTGGTATTGGCCAGAAGCCTCTAACTCTGTATTTAGGCTCAACCTTAAATTGGGTATTGGTTTCTGATAGCGTAGTAATATCACCAACTACTGAGGTCAAAAGCTGCTGCTTTTGAACCCTTTGTTGAGTTAATGAATTTAGGGAAGCAAGTATAGAGCTAGAAGCTTGTGCATTCGAAGATGTTGAGGAAACTGATAACGAGGATGAACCAGAGAATGTTGCTGGTCCGTCGTTTGCTAAAACGTTTGTGGAAGAAACCGAATTTAAATCAGTTCTTGCTTTAGATATCGAATTGTCCAATTGCTGAATTTCAGACTGAAGAGTCGATTTCAAAGAGACTTTATCATTTAATGTCTGGACGTCAGTTCCTTGGGTAAGCTGAGTGTTTACCTGAACAACCCTAAAATTAGTAGCAGAAACCGAAGGCACATCAGGAACTAAACCATTTATTGCATTTACTTTCTTCTCCTTAGCCATTCCAAGGAAAATTTGCCCAAGATCAGCTACAGAGGTAAGATAGAATTGTTCCAGTGTTTGAACACCAGAATCTGTATTGATGGTTAATTCATTACTGAATATGACAACACCAGTAGACCAGGTAGATCCAACAACATTATAATTGTCATCAATCTGCTTAAAGAAAATACCCTGTCTTTCATCAAATCCAACGTTGACATCTATAGACCTTGAGCTAAGTTGAGTAGATTCTAAAGTAAGCTGATTATCACCAATTTGTACAGGCTGATATCCAGAGGTTCTTTTTAGCTGGACTGAAGTTTCCTCCACATCCACCATAGTTATTAGATATCTTGTTCCGTCAGGGGTTAAAAGAGTATCCCCATTCGATAATGTTCTTCCGTTAGTTACATTTGATGTTGTATCTGTGTAATTGACGGTATTCAACTTGTAATTCCTTCTAGTTTCCTGGACTTGATTGCCGTTTGTATCAGTTATGGTCACAACATCATCATAAAAAGAGAGTACTCCAAACGTTCCTTTATTTCTAATTGTCCTTAGAGGAAGGTCAATGTTATCCTCATCTACAAAGTAATCTATGCCAGCATCCTCAAGGTCATTAATAAAATCTTGTTCAGAAAGGTCGTTTCTTCCATTTAGGTTGGAATCAAAATAAGCTTTCTTATCGTCAGTGTTAGTGTTAGCAATGATCCTTTTTACTCTAACACGATCAGCAGTATCAGAAACTTGCCCGGTAACATCAATTGAGATATAAAGAAGAGGACTTAAAAAACTTTCAAAGAACCAATTGTCTCTGGTAGCAAAGGTGCTAGGAACTTGCAAATTGGATAAGGGGGTGGGATCTTTTAGCGGCTCTGATCTATAAACCTGACTGTATGTACCGTCCGGGTTTCTCACAGTGGCAAAGTTGTCACCAAGACCAGCTAATGATTGTATATTAGAATCAAGCCTTTCTATCTCACTTCTTAGATAACCATATGCTGGAATACTGGTGAAAGATGGCAAACCGTTTTCGTCAAGCAACTCGATTTGCACATTTTCGTTAGTCGAAGTTGCTACCTCGTTTAGTCCATTAATTATCTCCAATGAATTTTTTTGCAGTCTTAGAAACTGAGCTACTAGAGAACTTATTGAATTTTGTGTTGATGCCATTTTATTTTATAAAATTTTACCCATTATTTGTTAAGCTTTTGCCGACTATATCAGCTTGGAATACTAAGTTTTCATTGTCGATACAAACTATCTCAATTACTGGCATATAGTCATATGCTGAAATATCTGAATCAACTAGGGATATTATCAGGTTTGAATAAGCAACTCCACTAGGGTTACTAATTGGATATTTACCAACCGCATTAGTAAGGAAGTTGATTGTAAAGTCTCCAGGAATTACCTGGTCACCAAAACTAAATCTGTATGACTGTCCCTTTTTCCAATTTACCACAGAATCGTCTATCCTTATTGAAAGATCCGACGAAAGATTAATCGGTGTACCATCGTTAATGTGCTTAACATAATTTCCAAATGACGCTAGCCCTATACTATTCAGTGCATTGTTTTGTAGTGTGATTGTACCATTACCTTCACCAAGGTCAAACTCTTGGTTTTTATTTTCGATAATAACCTGGTTTGGTATTGACCTATTCACAATAACACCCGGACCTTGTTTTATCGTATCTAAGTTGTAAGATATTTCTACAGAAGTCTCGTTGTTAACAATCGCACGTATTAACTCATAATTTTGAGTTATTAGACCCATCACAGATTGGGTGTTATTAAATAGAGCTTGATTAGCTGAATATGAAGCTTCAAGGCTTGTTATTCTTCTGTCCAATGTCGCTGAGCTATCCTGTGTCAATAACAGATTCTCAACCGCCGAAAGTCTTCTTTCCAAATCAATATAAGAAGCAGCGTTGTTGTTCATGGTGCTTGAGGCATCTTGTAAAACATTTACAGCATCCATAAACATTGTTAAAGAGAATGGAGAGTAATCGTTTATTGCTTGTTCCACACCAGTCTGATCTATGTCAACATCAAACTTAATATTCAGCTTCAAGCCGTAGGAATTACCGTTTAGTTTAGTAACAATATTTGGCTTGTACTTTTGGAATCTTGGAATGCTATAAACATCCGTTCCTGAAGTTTGTACATCATCTAGGAAAAGTACACCGTAAAGGTTTGTAGAAGAATTATTTGGATCCGCTGGGTCATAAACATCATAATAAATAAGAACCGCATTAAATTCGAAATCCTCAGAGATTGAGGTTGAATTAAATTCTTCCAAAGTTGAAATTGATGCGTCATCAACAATCTGTTTATATGAATCAGGATCAAAGTCTATCCCAACAGAATCGAGTTTAGTTCTTACATATTTTTGGTATCCTACTCCAGCAGTTGCACCAGAAACTGATTTTTCAAGAATCAGGGCAGTTGGGTCAGTGAATGAAGAGTCTGTGAAATATGTGTTTGCTGTATCCCTTGGCGAATACCAGTTACCACTCCCAGTGGTTCCATCTGTAGTATCGCTAAAAGTTACTGACGGAGATCCTAAAACGTCATCGTCGAATATTGCAAGGTTTGTAAGGCCGCTTGGATTGAGCTCATCGTAAGACCTTCCAGTCAAATATTCCTTATCTAGAGGGTCTGAAGGGTTATTAGTCCACTGATAGTCAGGATAATAATTTTCATCCACAACATTTTTAAAAAGTACAGTAGGAGTATTCCCATCCTTGGTAGGAACATGTACATAGACTTCAGAATATGTGTTGTTATTGTTTTTTACAGAGTTTACTATATCCAGATTACCAATATATTGGACTACCCTATTATAAGTGGATCCAGAAAGGCCATAGGATCCAGTACCTCCGGAGGGATCTCCTTCAACATATCTTTTTTGAGTAGATGGAAGGCCGTTAACAGTAGTTACTACATTCTGGTCAAGTGTTGAAACCACCTGACTTGATGCAGCAGGCTGATATCTTATGGCTCCTACCTCCTTCAGCCATTTGAAAAACACCCTTTCGGAGATGTTTTGCTTTAGGTCTGAATTATAAACATCCGAACTTAATACCGTTGTTTCAAAGTTTAGACAATAGCTTTGGAAGCTCTGAGAAAAATCGGTATTTGCATTTCCAGTAATAATATTCCCAGCGCTAGTTGCATAATCAAGGAAAGCACTATCAGGAGCATTAAGCTTTATACTATTTCCTAAAGGATCCCCAGAATTGATATCTGGGATATTTAGCAAGGCAAACTTGGAAAACTTAAACTTATTTACCGAATTATTAAACGTAAAAGACAGATCTTCAGCAGCAGAAGAAAATGCGTAAAAAGTTCCGCCCTGTAGTTGAAGAGGTCTTATAAATGGAGTTTTTGCCATTTACTCTAATTTTTTTATTACGACCAAGACATATTTGAAGATCCGAGAACTATCCAAGATCCTTCTTGGCTTCCCACACCCTTTCCTATTCTAGGTTCCCATTGTAGTTGTACAGAGGATTGATAAGGTCTATTTGCATCTACTGTAATTCCAGTTGATGGGAATTCACCATAACCACTTGCAGTATTAAAACCCGTGTAATTTGATCCTTGAACACCGGTCTTAATCGAACCAGCCGAAGATTCGGTATTCACGATCGTAATTCTAAGTCCTGCTGGTAAGTTTGCTGCAGTTGCTCCATTAGTACCAACACTCATATAGAATCCAGAAGAACATTGTGCGTAGATCACATCCTCTTGGGCTGTAATTACATAAGGATTTGCAGATGAGGTTCCCCTACCGCCACCGCCTCCTGTTGCAGAAGACGGAAATGCAGTACCTGCAGTAGCTCCGCTTGCTCCAACAGAGTTCTGAGAAGCAAAGTTACCTACTGGACCTAGGGTCATAGTATTATTAAGGGTAGTAGATCCACTCAATGTTGTTGATCCAGAGAATGTAGAAGTTCCCGCTTGTGTTAAAGTGCTACCAGCACCAAACGTGATAGTCCCACTCCCTGTTAGGTTTGTTGTAGAAACCGAAGAGAAAGAACCTGCACCGGAAGAATTAATTTGTGCTAATGCTGTACCTCCACTCGGAACAATGATTGAATCGAACTTTCCAGTTTTAGCCGAAACCCGACCGGTTGAAGCACCAGTTAAGTTAATAATTCCGTTAACCGTATCTAGACCGAAAACAGTGTTGTAATTGTTAATCCAATTTTGAAGTGTCAAAAAATTGGAGTTAATCGTTGTTCTCGATGCAGAAATCGAATCAGAGCCAAGAATGGAAGTAGTATTTACTGTAGCCATTTGTTGTAATTATTTTGATTTCTTTAGTTTCGAATATATATCAAACTATTTTCAAACACATAAACATGCTCTTAGAAGAGGGAAACCTTGTACATATAAATACTGATCTCAAAAACACAGACTCACATATACTTCCAGTAATCATGTGTACTTGGCAAAGGGAAGAAGGGTTTCTCCATGTAGTACAACAGCTAAACAACCAAGACTTTAAAAACTTCCATCTTCATGTATGGAATAACAACAAAGAAAAGTCAGGTCTGTTCCAAAAAATATTAGAAGAAAATTCAAAATTCCCATGTACCATATACCACAGCAGTGAAAATCTAGGGGGATTCGGAAGATTCTATTTTGCAAGACACATTCTTAAAAATTCGGGATTTATGAATTTTTGTGTATTCGTAGACGACGACCAAACATTTGGAAAAGATTCTCTAGACATATTTATAAAAGAATCCAGGGAAGGTGAAATATCATCCCAATGGGCTTGGAGGATTAAAACACTAAACTATTATGGTGCAGCCAATAGAGTAAACGTTGCTGGGGGAGAACCCGTAGATTATTGTGGTACTGGTGGCATGGTTTGTGACCTGGAAATATTCTCGCACAAAAAACTCTTTGAATGTCCAGAGAAATATTGGTTTATAGAGGATTTATGGTTATCTTTCTTTGCAAGCCACTATCACGGATACATTCTCAGAAAAAGCTCAGCTAAATTTAAAAATGGAAGCGATCAACACAATCTCTTTGACCAGGTCAAGCATCTTAAAAGTCCTATGCTAAGGGATCTTGTCGATAACTACGGGTGGAAAATCACCTATAACAAATAAAAACAAACTCAGTGGACAAAAACAAATTCTCAATCACACTTTCAGAGGAGCAAAAATCTGCAAAATCACAGATACTTACACACCCATTTAATTTCATAACAGGTAAAGCTGGTAGTGGTAAAACACTTTTAGCGGTTCAAATAGCCTTGGATAGACTTTTCAAAAAACAATGTGAAAAGATAGTTATCACAAGACCAACAGTTTCTAATGAGGATAATGGATTCCTACCTGGATCGCTAGAAGAAAAGATGGAACCATGGCTAGTTCCAATTAGGTCGAATATGAGAAAAGTTTACAATAAAGCGGATCATTTAGAAAAGCTAGAAAAAGATGAAGTGATTGAGCTTGTTTCTCTAAGCCACTTTAGAGGAAGAACTTTTGATAACGCAGTTGTTATTGTAGATGAATTCCAAAACCTGACCAAACAGCAACTAGGAATGGTTCTTGGTAGGCTTGGTAAATATTCCACAATGATTTTGTGTGGTGATGGCCAGCAGATAGATTTGAAATTTGCAAATGACTCAGCAATTCACGAAGTACCCAAACTAAAAGACTCCATGTACGTGTATAATATTGCCCTAAAGGACAACCATAGGCACGAGTCAATTGACGAGGTACTTAGGCTTCTATATTCTTACAATTAGAATTGATCAAAAGTTGCATCAGGATTATCCCTGATAATTAGGGAAGATCCAAACTGGATCATGTTTTCTAGCATGATCTTTTTTTGTTCCTCACTTAGATCTTTGCTTAGATCCTCGTATTCCTGTGTGTTGTTATAGTTAGTTTGTTTTCTGTAACCATAATCAGCAGAATTTACATAATCTGGATTTGGATCCGAAGGTACAGGAACCGTTTGGTCGACAACTTTTACAAAAGCTGGCTTTGATATTTCATAAACGTTACCTTCACAATCCTCAACAATATTTTGTATCGAAAAATATCCAGATTGTGCAAATGTGTATATGAAATAAGGTATGTCTTTTATGTCAAGCAGTACTTCGTTGGTAAGTGCATTGGTTAATTTCCATCTATTACTATTCTTACCAAAAATCTTAGAATCATAATTACTTAAGAAAACAGTTGATAACATAGGTACAAAAAGGTCTGAATTTGAATTGTGAACATCTACCCAAGTCCAAGCCCCAGAACCAGCTCTAGAAATAATGTTACCCATATCCTTTCCAATACCTGGTTTATAGCTTTCTAAGAACGAAACGAAGGATCCAGTAGCAGAACTGTATGGTAATCCAGGAGGCCCTGTTACTCCAGCACTAGACCCAGCTACAAATAAATCCATACGATGGCCAACATACATCCTTAATCTGCTCTGGTCCCCAGTATTTCCTTGTCCAAAAGTTGAGAACGAATCTATACTTGTCCCAGTAACATTTCTCTTTATTATATTATGACCTCCGCCAGTCACTCCAGCAGTCTGTGGATAATATATTGCCGTGTACTGATCACCGTCAGGCAATGCATCGCTTTGGTCACTAATTGATGATAGATAAGGACTTCCATAACTTTCAGGGAGAACTTCAGAAGAAGATAACATCATGTAAGTACCACCAGGCTTAAGAGATATTGTAAGCATATTAGCTCCGCCTGACGTTCCTATGTCAGAAAGTACTCCAGAAGGAGAAGCTGGAGAAAGTGTTGGTGAATCAGTATAAAGGGAATTCAAATAATACTGATTACCAGACTTATACCCAGATATTGTATTATACCAAGAAGTATATCCAGATCCAGTACCCCCTGAATTTTTAACAAAAGCTCCAGTTAAAGGTGAGTGATTAAAATCATTCAGAATAAAAAATGGATAAGAATACCCGGGGTTTGGGTGTGTGAAAGTTATCCCTCTAGAAATAACATCCCTTGTCGAAGTACCAAAGAGCAAATAAGTCAAAGAGTTTTCAAGAGATGAAATTCCATCCAGACTGGAAGTTGAATTACCAGTCAATCCTACACCATAAGCATTTCTAAGAGAAAGACCTGAATCTAGGTCTATCACACTACCACTCCTATCGTAGGTTCCGCCGTCCTTACTTGAAAAAACAAAGGGGGATGAATTCGGTAAATCACTTAGATCTAACCATCCATCTTTTAGAGTTGATATTCCACCGATATAATTAGATGTTACTCTTACTGAATTGTTAGATATTGAAAGGGCTAAATTGACTATTTCCGAAGGCGGAGAAAAATTAGCATCTATTACACCTGATGGATCAAAACTACCACTTGCACCAGGGAAATATCTAAAGTTCTTCAACGAGAATTGATTTAAAGGAGAGGTATCAGAGGAAAAATCCATGTCACCGTAACTAACCTTGTTCCCAAGATCAGCCTCGACCTCAGCAATGAATATTGCTTCAGTATCGCTTAATATAGAGGTTTCTGGCAAAAATATCCCAGAAGTTGCCCCAGTTGCTCCATTTAAGATCCATCCGTATTCTGAAGACGCAGATGCAGTTAAACCAGGAGTAGCAATGTTTGAGAATCCAACAGGACCACCAGTTGGTCCGGTTATGCCAGTTACAGTCATAGCAGATGCACCTGGATATTTACTAGAGTAAACCAGTTCCCTTGCCTCAATAAATTTCTTGAACGTACCAAGAACAAAGATCGAAGAATTGTCTACCGCTGGGACAGCACTATAAACTCTTGTACCAAATCCTCTGAACGGAATTACACTCTTCACTTGTCCACCATCCGTATAGAGAGCAACAAATCCTAAATCACCAGTTCCGCCAGCAAAGTTTGTAGGATTTGGATTACTTACAGTATAATTGGGCTCAAGGTTATTTTTCCCCCCAAAGTTAATTGATGACTCTGAGGAATAACCCGTTACAATATTGTAATGCTTGTACCTTGAAGTTGAGGTGACAGTAAATGACGTGGTATCTATTAACCACTCAGCATCAGGAATAAGTTTGGCTAATTCGACTTGATCGTATTCTGGAATAACTCCATCGTTCCAATACGGTTGTCTTCCAGCAACTCCACTTGCAATATCCTTGAAATCTGTTTCTAGAAATAAATTCCTTGGGTCCAAACCGGGATGTTGGTTCTTGAGGTATTCGTTATCATATCCTCTCCACGTTGGATACTTCCATGTATATTTGTCTGCTTTTGGTAATCTAGCAGTATCTGTAGTCCCGCCTTCCGTTGTATGGGTATAATAAACGAAATTCCAACCTGTTGTACCTGTGTATTTAGATGTACCGTAAATATGTGGCATCGTGTAATCAAACAAACAAATATTATTTCCAGCCACGATCCAAAGATCGTCCTCGTAAATTTTAAGCGAGCCAGCATTTGATTTCTCTTCAACTTTCATCAGCTGGATAACTCTATTATCCGGAAGATTTGTGTTTGAAGATGTTAGATGAGTAAATGTGCTACCATTAAAATGATAGAATCCATTAGAAGTTGAGGGCTGATCAAATGGATTTCCTATCCTAAAGAATACATGTCCATTTTTCCTGGCTACCACCTTAGTTACACCATCTGCTCCAGCAACATTCCAGTTATAGAATTTCTTGCCATCCCAGTAGGTAATACCATTTTCGGTACCTGCCCAATAATTACCATCTTCATCAAAGGAAACACTATAAACCGTGTCACCACCTATTCCAGATGTAAGCGAATTAAATTTGTTCATCTGCTTTATTGCAAGCTCACCATTATCCAAAGTAATAGGATCCAAATTACCCTGTGGTATAGTTTGTAATCCATCATTAGTACTCAAATAATATTCAAAGTAATCTCCGTTATCACCTTTTGCAGTGATTTCATAAATGTGGGGCCAAGTATATCCAGGAGAAACCTCACTCCATTCTTCTGCCACTTTATCATATCTCCAAAGGTAACCTCCAGTAACACCTGTATTTCCGGTTCCCCCTGTCCCTGCACCACCATTGAGAGGAGATATAAATGCAATGACCTCCTCAGAATAAGGACTTGCGTAAATTGTTGGTACTTCCCAGTTAGGTGATTGCAAAGAATAATCACCAAACTGGCTTAGATTCCAGCTTGTACCAGTTGCTGCTTGGCTACCTTTCGCAACAAAAACAAGGTCCTGTGAAAGTGAAGCAGTTACTGCACATCCAACCCACTTGCTGTTCTCATTATCAATTGAAATTGACCTTGTGTCTAGAAAATATGGTGAGTTGCTAGGAACCACAGAATTCTGATAATTGTAATAGTCCCAGCTTTCGCCGTCATACTTGGTTAGGTCACGACCCACACACCAAACATCCCCAAAGGAGTCAAGTGCTGCTGTATTGATATAGAAAAAGGTTGTTGGCATTATTTAGTATTTATCAAAATTTTAGAATATAGAACCACCATAATTTATGGATTTTCCTGTTGTAAAATAGTCGTCAAATCCTAGGTTTAATTGTGGTGGCATTCCAGAACAAGAAATAATTCCTGCTGACCCGCTACTATATTGGTATGTGAATGGGGCTAAGTTAAGACTATATGTGGCATTTAATGTTGTAGAGTTATCCCCTAACACCACCGATTCAATTGAAGTATTCTTTACCTCCATTTTTAACCCATAATAACTAGCTGGGGTTCCACTGGAATTAATATTAAAGTCCTGAACAGCAGTAAACTCGATATCACTCGTGCTCCCAAGAGTTGCAGTAATGGCGGCATTAAGCTGAGTTGCAGCACCACTATTACCAGCAACATCCTGCATTACATAGTATTCAAAATTACCACCACTTTCGTTACCCTGACCCGAATTAGCGTTGAACGCACATGTAATCCTTGTACTTCCACCATTTATATCAATATAGACCTCGTAGTTGACTCCGGTAATGGACCTATTAGTGAAATATTGGGTAGCATAAATAACCGGATTTTTTCCTGTTATGCTCACAGTGGTGAGCGGGAAAGCAGGACTCCAATAATCACTTTGGGTAGAGTTGAGTTGAGGATATAGATTATCCATTATCGAAGCAACCAATGTTGTGCTATAACCAGTAGTGGTAATAAGATCTGTTAAATTTCCTGTTGATCCATCGTCTGCAAAGTAAAGTGACGTAACTGGGCCTCCAGAGTTAACACGGTCCCATATGTATTTTCCAACTGAAATTTCAGGAACACCCAAACCATAAAGCGCATCCTCAATTACTAGATATCCATTAACTCGAGCAACCCCCTCTGTTACAAAAGATGGAATTCCACCAAGACCAGTCATCAATATGTAAGCTTCTTCTTGGGTAGAATGGAATCCATCTACAACCTGGACTTTAGCGGACGAATAATCTAGCTCAAAAATTTCAGAGCTAGTTGGATATCCAAAAGCAGAAGCTCTAACTCCAGTTGATATAATAGAAACCTCCGGGTAATAAGAAAGTCCTCCAGAACTCTTGTTTATAGTGTTGACTGTTGTTTGCCCCAGCTTTTTTACACTTACGGAAGAAGATGCTGAATCACTACCAAAAGAGCTAGTAGCAGTTAATTCAACAGTAACACTTACAGTGGCACCAGGAAGTGCACTAAGAGCTGCTCCCGGTACGTTCTGCCAATTATCATAGCTAAGTGTTGGATTTTGTGATGTAGAATATGATGATCCACCAACGTCCCATTGAAAAGAAGTTGGATCCTCAGGTGCACCTGTTGAAGTGTCGGTAAACTGTGTAGACTGATCCATCAGGATCAAAGTCGGATTAACTGTAAACGATGCAGAAACAGAAGATGCTAATACCTCTATACCATTAGTTGAAGAAAAAGATGCTGTTATGTTATTAAAATCAGTTACAGTTAATGTTGCGGTATATGTACCGGGGTTGTTATATCTAACCAAAGCAGTGGCACCAGTAGCACTTGAAATATTTCCACCTGTGAAGTTCCATCTTCTAGAATACGGAGGAAATCCACCAGAGGTTGTATCCGTATAGATAACTGATTGTGTCTCGTATATTTGAATATTTGAAGCCATTCTTTTCTGTATTTTATGGTCCTGTTGCTACCGTGAAGGATACTAACAAAGGCGGTGGTGCACCAGGAACTGATGCTGGAACAGCCCCCGTTCCTCCAGTAGCAGCAAATGGATAAATAGACACCGAAGTCGGTCCTGCAGTAGTTAATGTAGCAGTTGATGTCTCTGGAATTACTCTATAGTAAAAATTAGTAATGTTAGGATCATTAGAAGCATTTAATTGACTTGCCGCTGATCCAAGAGTTAAACTTGCAGAAGCACCAGTACCAGAGCTAGCAGTAAAGGTTACACCAATTGGGAAAGGTAATGTCTCATTGCCAACACTTGCCTTTACGTTATCTCCAGGCTTTGAACTGTGGATTTCATATCCACCAAGCCATCCGTTTTCATATTCAAAATCATCCCAAGAATGTGCATAAGCATTATCCCAAGAAGCATTGGTAAAAGTTTGCCACTTAAGGTTTTTAGTACCGAAGTATTTTAAATTCTCAACCGGATTTGTTCCGGAAGAAGCATCCCAATCGACATATCTAAATCCTCCAGTAGCACCACCAGAAAGTTCACTATCTGCAGAAGCCAGAATTAAAGATCCAGTTAGGGCAACAGTTATTTTATCACCATTTCCAATATTGCCACTTTCAGTATCAGCAACTAGATTCACATTTACTGGATTCTCTGTAGGATCAAAAGTCTGGGCAAAATAGTCGGGTTGTGTAACAACTGAGTTTATCTCCTTAATAATCGAGTTAGCTGTAGATTGCAAATTAGAACCCGAAGATGTTGCACCTATTACTCTACCATTTATGGAAACACTAATAGATCCACCACCAGTTACCTTTTGTGCTGGATATGAATCGGGAAGTACATAATATCCAGTACCCCCAGCAATCGAGGAAGGACCAGACGTAGCACCTACACCCGCTTGATTACTCAAGATATAGGGAATTTGGAAAGAATATCCAGTGGCCCCAGATGGGATAGACACTTTCCAAGATTTATTCAAGTCGTCAATACTACCAGTTATAAACACCTCAGATCCTTCTACAAAATTATGAGGTTGTGTAGTAAACACATTAGCAAAGCCATATTGACTACCAGATATCAAAGTAGAATAAATCCTCGAAACACTTAGTATGTTCTGATTTAGTCGGATATTCCCCGAAGCACCTATAGCAGGTACATTTTTTCCAACCTTAAATATCTGTCCGTCTATTGCATTATTACCATAAACAGCGAAATCTAATATTGCCTCTGGAATTTCTTTTTTAGTTTCATCATAGGTTTTACCCTCTGCTGGATATTCCCACATGGAGTCATAGCTATCCCAATCTCTAATGGTTAAATCCCAAGAATATTTCTCATTCTCCCTATATCTTGTCCACCCATCCAATAATGTTGTCCTGGGGGATACTGTGATGGAGGATTTAACAATTTTCCTATTTTTAAAGTTAAAAGCATCATACAGATAACAGGTAACGTCATACTCGCCGGTATATGGTAAAAAGTGAGCTAACTTATAAAAATCAACTGCATAGCCCCTATATGAAAAATTATAACCAGAACCAACCTGGTTTTGGGACTTGTTTATAACCCATTCTATCTCGTTGTAAGCTGAGAAATCTATTGTTCTCCAAGTAAGTGACCTACTATCACTCAAAGTAAAAGAAGGAAGTTCTAAAGAGTCCCAAGACATGCCCATTTCATCCCAATCCCAGGTGTCAGGAATAAATTCAAGCACCACAGGCATTCCTATATCAACCCCGCAATCTTCAATAGGGAATGATGTCGAAATGTTATCGCCAAGGTTTCTAATCTCACCATTCATTTTCTTGGTGTAAAAATTAGAAATAGCAGTTAAAAGGCTTGCATTTTGACTTGCGGTATATCTTTGGTTATTATGAAGCGGTTTAACTACATTACCAAAATCGGAAACCGGAGAATCCGTAATTGTTACGATTCCATTCATCTTAGAAGGATTAACGGAGGAGTAGTAATAATATGGGCCAGTTGCACTAGGATTAACACCTATTCTAACAACACCGCCGGTTGAACCATTATTTGAAATTCCAACAGGATCTACCTGAGCTAAAGAAGCATCAGTAGTAAAGTAAAGATCAAATCCGCTTGTAACAAGATTGAAATTATATTCCCTTCCCCTTTGTATTGAGAGTGTCGGGTTTAATGTATTTGTTGTGGAGAACCTAAAAGCATCTCCAGAAGGCCCTATAACTTGCACATCTATATCAACCACATTATTATAGTTCATAGGGGATTGGATAGACTTAGCGTCAGTTCTTATACCAAATGCTCTAAGATCTTCTATAAACCCAAAATCTGGATTAGTTATAAAATTAATATTGTTACCGGAGTCAATCTCATCTCTTTCTAAAGTATCGGACCAAGCTTTTGTGTTATAAACATTATAATAAACACCCTCACCAGTTATATCAATTATCCTGGCATTGAGTGGAAGATAACTTTGCTTAAGTCTTTCCTTAAGTGCAAAAAGTTTAACAAGGACTTCCTCTTGAGTAAAGGTAAAGGATTCTGGGGTGACAGGATATCCATAAGGATCCTCTTGGGAGGAAGTAGTATTGATGTCATAATAGAGACCAAATAAAGAGGTCTTCTTATAAGTCCTTGAAGGAACAAGTGTATTTTCAGACGAGACATCAAGTACATATTCACCATCCGAGTTAGGTCCATATGTTTGCTCTAGCCTGTACTTACCACTATTTTCATTATCAAGGACGTCAGCAATCAAAACCGTTTGGTTTGGCGTCTTGGTATTGTTGTAATTGTCTAAGAATATTTTATTTTCCTGGAGAGGTGTAAGATTTACTCTTTGGTAATTTAAATTAAGCCAATATTCCTTTATCCTCAGGTCTTGGTAACCAAAGAATTTAAGAGCACCTATTAATCCCTTATAACTTCCTATGTAGGGGAAGATCTCTTCCCCAGCTACCATCAATTCCTTTCTTTTCTCATTTATCTCAATGTAATCAGGAAGTGGTTCATCTGGATCGTGATTTCTAAGAATAGTTGAATCTTCAGCCAAAAATGCTCTACCAAGATTTCTTGTAAGTACGTCAAGTCTTTCGTCAGAACCAACCACCTGTCCATAGAATTCTATTTCAGCAACCTTAGAGGGGGATCCTGAAGTAATATCTTCTACTATAAGCTTTCTCTCGTATACCTCTGCTCCCTGCTCAGGGGCATTAATTGCGATGTTTATCTGAAGAGACCTTGAAGGTGTTGCTGCTTCTGGAGTAGAAACATAACCGTTTGAATAGAGATCAGAAGCATTTTGAACTACCGGAAAAACTATATTTTGGTAGTTTGTTATAGTAGGATCACCCCCAAGTTCGGGATCATTCTCAGTTATCTTATACGTGAAGATAACATTAGAAACATCTACATCACCATAGGAATCATTTTCCCATCTCGATCTCCATAAGGGTGATCCGGTAGCTCCCGTAGCACCAGTATGTGGAAACCCTATAAAGTTTAATCCACTCGAAGAATCCTTAAACTCTTGCAAAACAAAAATCTGCTCATTCTCGTACAGACCAGCAGAAACGGGTTCAAAGAATATACTTCCCTTAAAATAACCGCCAGGAAGGTCCTGCGACAAGGTTTCACAATAAGCAATATTCCCATTCGATATTGCGGAGGGTCCAGTAAACGAACTTAGGTTTAGTGTAACAATCCCAGAAGCAACCGAAGCTGAAGATATAGCAGCAACAATTACATTAGCAGGTTGTATATTAAGCTTTAAACTTATTTTTCCGCCCTGCTGGGTTTTGGTATTTACTGTTTCTGCCCATTGGCTAATGTTAAAACCGTTAAGATCAACACTGTTCAAATAGATCACATTACTAGATAAAGATATCAAAGAAACCTTACCAGCAGCGGGTGTTGTATTTCCAGAAGAGGTCTCGTAATTGAAAGTGTAAGTTAAGGGAGTTGAAGCTGTAGCTCCAACATACTCAAAATTTAAAGGATTTCCCTGTTTATTATAAAATCTTAAATGCCTATCAGCCATTTTTAGAATACTCTTTTATTATTGAAAGGTACTGTGTAGTTGAAAAAATTCCTTATCTGCTTAACAGACTCAATAAGTGCAAAAACTACCCTTTGCATATTATTCAGGATTGCTATCTTTTGTGGGTCTCTAAACAGCACGTTAGATAGTGTTTTTTCAAAAATTTGGTTTTTATAATCAAATCCCTCTTTCACATCATCATTTATCGAAGCCCTTACATCATAGATATTTTCGGTTGGATCAAATTCATAATATCTCCTTTCCATTGCTTTCGGTTTAATATCTTTTGTAATATTTACATATGTATTAAGGTCCGAACAAGGTCCATAAAGCTGTGTACCTAAAGCATCCGTTGTAACTTTTCTATAGCCAGAGCATCCTATATTATATGCTCTTTCTTCAGCATCTGAAATGCTTTTATAGAGATCATCAGAGGTTTCAAAGTCAGTAGTATAAGTTCTAAACTTAAATCCTCTTACTGTATAACTAGTCTCTACTGGGGGTAGGTACGGTGTATAGTTACGGTTTCTCATAGCGTTGATCTCATTGATCTCGTATTACTAAGCGAATTTCTATCAGCATTTACGAGATTTGCTTTGGCTTTAGCATTTAATTCATTCAAGAAGTTTCTTGGGTTAATGCTCGAAATTGAAATATTTAATGCGGAGGGCTTACCAGTAACAATTCCCTCTTCATAAGTAGTTCCATATCTATCAGACCATCCACCTCGAAGAAGAACAAGTTCACCCCTTCCTATAATTATATCACCATACTCATCCATCCCAATTTGTCTTTCAAGCTGTGCATTAGATGCGTTCGATAGATTATCCACAGTTTCATGATATCTTTCATTGTCCTCACCTACAAAGAAGAAAGAAACTGAATCTACACCTTCGACGCCTTCTATAATAGCAATTATATCAGACTTTGGTATCCTATCCCTCCTTTTAAGATTAAGCATGTATTCTGATATTCTTTCCCTGATAATATCCTTAAGAATCTCAGGATCATATCCTTCGAAAATAGACATAGACACATTTCCAACAAACCTTTTTATCTCAGAATCTAATATTTTAACAACAGTAGTTGCTATCATTCTACCAGAATCTTCTATCAAATTAAGTAAAGAAAGCTTTTGAGACTGTGTAAGCAAAAACTGACTCTGAGGTATATCAAAGTAGTCTTGGTTTGAGGTAAGAGAAATAGTTACATCTGGGACTAAGAAAATGTAAACAACATTGTCGTCATCCAGGTATTCATCATCAAAAGTTGAGAAAGCCTGTATTTGTGAGAATATATTTAGCTTTTGCAAATAAATCTCATAATTCTCAGAATTAGCAAAAACATAAGACCTACTTGTTTTAGGAGCAACTAATCTTGTCAGTTCTATGGGTTCTGGATCTGCACCAAAGCTTGGATCAAGCAATCCCGTTACTGTAAGGTAGTTATTAAGATTTACGTCATTACCAAAAAGATCCGTGCCACTATCAAGGAATCTATAAGTAAGGTTTGTATCAGATCTTGATTGTAGATTACCACTGAACCCCGAGGTTTGCAAATACTCTACAGTTATGATACTCCCAGATTGTGGTATTTTACCAAAATTATTATTTCCAAAATATATGTCTATACCTTCACCAATTCCACTCTTTACTAAGTAGCCCTCTCCATTTAATGGTATGTCATATAAGGATTCATATCTTTCCCATTTGTTACCGTTAACATATACATCCACATAAAACTGATCAATGTATGCACCAGCTTTAGATGGAAGATTGAAGCTCTGCAATGAAAGTCCAGTTCCAGTAAACGTGGAGGTAGAAAAGGAACCTTGGACTATCTTAAAATTGTACTTTTTTCCTCTTGTTAAAGGTATCTTTACAGAAGGTGAATTCAATACAATTGTATATGGAAGACCATTTTGGATACTTTGTATCTTTGGGTTGTTACTTAGTATGACAGCGCCGCCGCCTGCATCATCTTCTCTCAAGTTCCAGGCTACAGATGCTTCCCCTTGTGCAGACATACCCCTTACTGGATCATATCCTGCAATTCTGGCCAAACTTTTTATAGAATAACTTCTAGTTGCCTCTTGCATGTTAAGTTCAGTGATAGAATCCTCTATGAAGTAAAGAATAAGTTGGGAAAGGTTTTCAAGAACAAAAAGTATCTGTCCCCAGGCAGAGGATACGGTAAAGACGTTCCTTGTCTGATTATAGGTCCTTTGTAGAAATTCAAAGGAATCCCCAAGAAGCCCTTTGATAAGGATGTTATTTTTTCTAAAAATATTGTTAGCCATCTTCTTAACTTACTTTCAATGATATTGTTGGGCTTTGGTCACCCGAACTTGGTATATAAAAATCAAGCAAACAGATGTCCCTTTCGGTACCCTGGTAAAATTTCAAATCAAAATATCCACCCAATTGAGCAAACAGGGGTACATAGAATCTAAGTCCCTTCTCTATTTCATCTCTTAACGTTTTTTCGGATAGTTCTAAACTAAAAACCAAATCCTCAAGATTAAGTCCGAATTTAGGGTCACCAAGGACTTCTCCCTTATTAGTAAGGAGAAGCATTTTCAGTTGACCTATACAAATTTCAACCGGTTGAGTTATCTCAACAATATTTTCCTTGTAATTTGGATCAGAAGGGTCTCTGTTATAAATCTCTACCATGGGAAATTTTAATTCCCCATATATATCAAGATTAGTTCCACTGTAAGAAATAAGAAGGAGTGTTCTCCCCGTTGATCATATCCATGACCTCTTGAAGTTCTCTTTCTCCATCAGATCTAAGTTCCGACGTATTTACTCTTACACCACCAGGAAGGTTATAATCAAAAGCGCTTAACACCCTGGAGAGAGAAATCTTTGCCTTAGCTAAGCAGTATCTAACAAACAACTCGTCGTCGTATAGTTCATAATCATCAATAGCAATAAAACATCTTACAGCCACATCCATACCGTTTTGGTTATAGCCTGTGCCTACGCCACCAGATCCAGATCTATTTGGATCTCTACCTAGAATGGTAAGTTTCTTATTGTTTTTATTAAACTTAAATGCAAATGTCGGTAGTAGATATGCTTGTGCAAGATCAAAGTAAGAATACATAACTGTCCTATAAACTAGGTTATCCCCAGTAAAAGGAGATAACAGAAGTTCAGACCCAAGAAGTTTAGAGTCACCAAAATCCCTATCTGGAGTTCCTGCAATACCCATTCCATTAACTTCTCTTACATCATAAACACTGACAATCTTCTCTGGCAGTTTTATCTGGCGGGTTCTTCTAAACTCCTCATGACCGAATAGGTTGTTGGCAAGGATAAAAACCCTTTCCTCAGCAGCATATTGATAGTTGTCATACATATACAACTTTGCCCTTCTTATGATTCTGTGTATTTCATCATCATTAAGATTATAGGGTAAAGAGCAACTTGCTGAAAGATCGTCCTTAATTTCCTGTACTAGTTCTTCTAAGGTCATGTTAGTAATTCTGATTTTTAAACTTTATTCTAGATATAGGATCGTTCAGATTCTTTAGTCTGGAATCAGTTATAAATCGACTTTTCCTTATTTCATTAAAGTCTTTTGCTTTTTCAGTCTCCTTACTTACTTGTGCATTTCTACCGATATCTGCCTTTCTAAGGACACCACCAGTAATTTCACAATCGATCATCTTTTCGGGACAATCAACGTAGCATTCAATAAGTTTATTTCCATAGTCTGCGCTACAATCTTTGATTTTAGACTTTTGGATGCTATTCGAATTAGTTATCTCTGAATTGTATATTTCACTATTCCTTATATCGGATCCGAATAATCTACAATTATCCAACTTTGAAGATCTGATTTTACAATTAACCAAATCCATATCGTCTATATAAGAAGCGTTTTTTACCTTAGCATCCTTCAATTGGAATCTACCATTGGTGGTATCATAATTGAAGAATCCGCTCCTCACATTTCCCTCCACTATCAAATCAAATATCTTTTCCCTTATGTAAGGGAAATAGGTTTTGATATTTTCTTCATAGCCCTTAAGATCTACAAGAAGATGGAAATCTGGGAAGTTGCTAAAGAAGCTTTCGGGATTTGAGAAACTTCTAACAACCTTAGAATATTCTTTCATCATCTTCTTGAGATTCTCAAGATCATTTTTGTCATAAACAGACCTACCGGAAAGAATATCATGAGTATAAAGAATGACATAATCAATCACTTCTCTAATTGCACCTATTTTCTTCTGGTAATCCCTGCCACCAAGATATCTTATCTCAACGTATCCCTTTGGAATTTTACTAAAATTAGCACCGTAATACTTCTCCTCAGGTATCTTGAAAAGCTTTGGATCTATATAAGAAACATTTTCTAGTATCGAAAATCTATTTCTAGGAATTACCCTTTTAATAGACTTAGCGTAAACGTTATTTTTTCTATTACCAAACTTTGAGTAAATTAGTCCCTCGTCTATGCCTAGTATAAATTTAAGCTTATCAAGTTCCTCCATCCTTTTCAAAGATCTATCAAACTTGTCAAAACTTAGTGAAAATTGGAATGCACATTTATCTGTAGTCCACCCATTCTCGCCAATCCATTTTAGAACTTTTATAAGTACGGGAATTGCTTCAGCATATGGTAAAGGACCCGTTACCAACTCATTCATTTTACTACCACCAGAGTAATCTGGCTCTAGCTTAAATACCTCTGAGCTAACTGGATCCTTCGAGTGATACTTATTGGAAAGCATCACTTTTTTACCCAACAATTTTGACAAAGACTCGGTAATCCTTCCCCTAACCATTTCAGAAAAGAATTCAAACTCAAATCCTAATACAGCAGAGGAAAGTACCTGTCTTTTATCAAAGTGGGTGTAATTACTCATTAAGTGGTTCTACAAATATTTTACCCATCACTGGATCTACCTCATAAACGGAAACGAGTATTTGATCTCCACTTTTGAGATTTTTATGGTCCCTACTAAGTCTTCCTTGTGGAATCATAGCCATTAAACCCATTTCAGGAAGTTCAACTAAAGCACCATTTTTTCTTTTGTGCTTTACCCTTGCATTCGAAATTGGATTTGATCCTTCATCGATGTCTTTCTTAAGATCGTAAATCTTAAGTGTTTTATCTACTGGTTCGCCAAAGGTCAATGTAAGTCTGTTGTCATCTTTTACTTCCTTCACGTAGAATTCAATCTCATCGCCAGCGGTAAATCCTTGGACCTTCTGGTTGTCAAATTCTGTCTTGTGTATAAGTCCAGTGTAAATGTCTTCCCATTCAACAAAGATACCAAAGCTCGAGGTTCCTGTAACGTGTCCTTTATATTTCTTGGTAAGATCGAGTTCTTGTATCTTCTCGTCCATAATCTTATTAAGATACTTCTTATAAGAAACTACGAAAATGTCTTTCTTCTGTACGTACCCGTCGATCATCACATAGATTTCCTTGCCTAAATAGGATTCAAAATCTGTAATCTTGTTAGCAGCTGCTAAAGATCCAGGAAGGAAACATTTAATGCCCTGAACGTCAACGATATAGCCACCATTATTAATGGATTCAATTCTAGCTTCATATGCAAGAGATTCTTTCTTAATTTGTTCAAAGAATTCCTGTTTGGTATTCTCTATGAAGCAATCGATTACAGACCCATAATAAGTGCCGTTTACGTTTCTGACAATCGTCTGTATTTCTGATCCTATCTCAAACTCAACCCCAGTGATTCCAAGTTTGCCTGCATCCTTTGTTTCCTTTACAAGGTCAATATAAATTGACTGCCCCTCGTATGTCTGTGCAATAGCGTATTTTTCAGTTAGAGTGGTAATTGTGCTTTCGTAAGAATTCCCAGTTCTTAGATCTTTGGAAGAATTTATTCCCTTCAGGCTTTCAGCCATTTGATAGTACAAAGATTGTGCATAGTCTTCCCTACAGTAAACTTTGGAATCGTCAAAAACTTCTATGTCTCTGTTGATTGTTCTTCTGTTAGGGATGTTCCAGTTAAACTCTTCCTGGATGTTATCTTTGTTTTCGGATGTGTTCATTTATTTTTGTATTAGAAAGTTAACTAAACTATATATCTAATAACAAAATTAGCTTTCAAGAAGGGAAGGAAGAGCAAAATCAGTAACGAAAACTATCTCACGCAAAATTTTAACCCTAAGTTTGTAATAGGACTCCTTTTTATCATACGATAATTTGGTAATCTTGTATTTATTTAATGCATCGTAAACAGATCCACTAAATATTATTTTCCTTTTCACTTCATCCTGGTTATAATCATTTCCATAAACAACTATATTCGTGTCTTCCAGGTTAAATTTTTTTGCGGAAAGGGAGCTATCAAAAGTGAAATTTTTTCTTTTATCGTTAAACCAAGGAACATTATTTATGATTAATAAAATCCAAGCTCTTATCTTAACGCTATCCCCAAGCTCCTTTACATTTAAAGCTCCCCAATAAAAATCCTGCCTTCCTCGAAGTCTGAAGGGATAAAATGGTTCTTTTCCCTCAAATAATCCACCACCAACTCCATCCTTACTAAAATTCAAAAATTGCTGACCGAAGCTATAAGAGCGGTAAGTAGCTACACCCGGAAGAGGAGAAATCTTGTTTCTATAAATAGCAGTATCCAAGCCGTTGGAATCTAAAAGATCATATAGGTCATAAAAAATGTCCTCCACACCAGGCTCCAAATCTTTTTTTTCATTTTGTACAACATCATAAGCAGCATCTAATGCATTTTTTTGATTCTCATTTCTCCTAATTGGAAACACTCCCCTATTTACTAATCTTATTCTTCTTCCCCTTTTGTTATTGCCCTCCAATATTAAACCAGGCTTATCCAAGCTCATAACTCTATCTGACTCGGTAGAATAAGTCTGCAAAAAAGAATCAATTGGGACATTAAATAAAAGTTGAAGAACTTCCGATGTAGAATCAATCAATGTTTCAGGAGAGTTAAAACCACCATCCAGTTGACTTTCAATTTCAGCCCTGCTTTTGCCTTCATTCAATCCTAATATACTTCTAAGTACAGCTGGTATTAGGGAAGGAACCTGTTGGGCTAATCCACCAAAAACAGCTATTATTCCTTTTATAGCTTCCCAAGCTACCACTACTTTAATTGGCAGATACCTTTCTATTATAAATAAGAATTCCCTATCAGGATTTGTAATACTTAAACTAGCTTTTAAAGAATCGATATTAATACCAGCAAGTAATAAATCCCCTATAGACTTTTCCTTTGCTAAATCCAATATACTTTTAACTAGTACAACATTTATATCAAAATAAGATGATCCCTCATTTCTAACGAAATTCTTCGTACTAATTCTATATTTTCCACTTTGATCATCAAACTGAAAACTAAACTCGTCCCCCGGTGTAAGATATGCTAGATATGGTAATGCATTTTCAACAGCATTTGAAAAAGAAGAAACCTTGAAGTTAGTTATCTTAGATATTTTATCTGAATTAACTAAAACTTGTCCTTCCTTTGGAAAATCACCTTCTGTTATTAGATCAAATGTAATTTGGGGGCCATTTTCTTTTTCACTTTCAATATTTAAACTGTTATTTAAATTTTCAAAGAAACTTGGATTAGGAACATAATTTTTTAACTTCTTAGAAAAATCTCCACAAACCATATCAGAAACCAAAGGTTGTAAACCCCTACTTGGATCATCGGGATCGTTGAGTGCTTCTTCCCATGTAATATTAGAAGCTTGTAATGGACTTTGAATATAGGGTCGTAATACCTCCAAAAATGATTTCGATACAAGATCGCAAATCAATCCTATTGGGTCTGTAATTCCTTTAATTACCGTCTTGATGAGTTTAATTGGACCTGAAATCAATTCGCCAAGACCCTTTAGAACCCCAACGACAACCCTAATTGGCAAAAGAAGTAATTTTAAATAATTTATAATTATTGCTATTAAAAAGCAAGGATTGGTTACAGCAATTTCCAATAACCTAGCAAGTACTATTAAGTCCTTCTTACTTTGCTCATTAGAATTTTCAATACCAGCTTGGGTTTCCTCCTGAATCTTTGCAAAATCCAAAGATGGAAATTTACCCTCCAAAACACCACCCAATAATTCTTGAAATTCCACACCAGTTTCATCGGACAGCTTTTTAATATACTGCTTTGTAGGTGAAGAGTCCTGAACATTTTCAAAATCACCAAGTACAAAAGAAACTGAGGATAATAAAGGAATGTTTAATCCCAATGAACTTAAAGGCATTCTTAGTGTTCCATCAGCTTGCAAAAAAGACCGAGTAGCTAACTGACACCCATTAAGCTTTAAACTTGATAGGTTAAAACCAGGTATAGTGTTTTCACCCTTTCCATTTTTTAGATTTTTAATGGACTTAACCGAAAGATTCAATCTTACACTTTGGTCTTCGCTAAGAAAAATTGAAGAGTTTACTATAAAGGTACCTAAAAAATTATCATCAGATATTTGAATCTCATCACCTGAAACTATCCTTTCTAGGAATGTGTTATCAAATCCGCTGTTTGTGATTTTACTAATTGTAACCTCAGAAATATTAGGTATAGATGATTGTTGTGTTGTATATTGCCCAGATGAAGGTAACCCGCTAGAATTAAAAACACCCACATAGGAATAATCCTCAAAAGAATTAAAAGCCCTACCATCGCCCTCTGGTGGATTATAATTAATGTCAGGTCCACCTCCTATCTCCAATTTTATAGGAAATGGGAATTCATTAAGCACGCTATTTACTCCTTCATCTAGTAAAAACTGCAATGGGTTTTGGAAAAGACTCTTTAGGGCTTCGAAAGTATCTTTAATTTCTTTGAATCCACCGGTTAAAGCTTTTTTGCCTAAAAATATAGGAGCAAAAGAAGAGGCTAAACTTTTCTCAAATACCCTTATTTGAAGTTTAAGAAGTAAAGAAAGTCCAGGTAAATTCGGAGTTGTTAACTTAAACTTAGGGTCACTAATTATCTTTTCCGCTGAAACGTTTACTCTATCAAAAAATGCATCTATTTCAAAATCCTCTAATATTTTGTCCGGTAAAACAGGCATATATTACTTTGTTTTAGATATGTTGGACAAATGTGTTGGATCCGAAGGTATTACAGGGGGTGAGGTTGGACCACCAAGGTTACCAATATGTGTATGGTTATTAAAATATGTTTGGAACGTGTTCCCCTTAATAACGGATTCTATCGCTGCCTCTCCTAATTCTATATTATTAGAATTGATAATGACCTTATTATTTTCCATCCTAATCTGGTCACTTCCCATCTCAATTACTACCCTAAGTTGACCTCCGTCTTGAGTGTCCAATTGAACCTTAGCATCGCCAAGGGCTAGATTCAATCCCTTTTTCTTGGTATAAAATATTTTTAAAGGACCTGGTTCCGCACCAACGTCATAAACAAATGAGTGTGCCCCTTCATACGAATCACTAATCTCAGCTAGCATCTCTGGTGAGCTTTCCCACTCACCATAGTAAACCATTCTGTAATAGTTCTGCCCATCAAATTCACATGCTACAACAGAACCTACTCTAGGAACAGAAAGCCTTCCGTTACCACTCCCACCAAACGAAATACCATTCACTTGGCTTGCCCATGGTATATCCTCAGTTTCCAGCTCATCGAAAAGTCCAAATACCTTTATCTTTGCCCTTCCATCTTTTAGTGGGTCATCAATATCTACTATTTCACCAAGATATATTTTAGGCGGATTATAAGGCATTCACTCAATATTTTATTGCTCCTCGTAATCATCTGGGTTATAATCACCAAGGCTAACATTATATTTATCAGCAGGTTTTGAGTTCCCCAAATTAAGTGGATTCTCAATTATAAAATCACCATTAGTAACTGGATAAACGTTTCCAATTTCGCCAGAGGTCGGGTTTTTTCTTGAAGAAGAATAAACTGTTCCCGGAGGTTGTGTAAAGTTATTTTCTGGGGATCTTAATTCACCTCTGGAGGATACTTGTGAACTTTCACCATACACTTTTGAGGTTTCGAGAGAATCGGTAGTGAAATTCCTATCCGTGTAAACGTCATCGTTTAGGTTAGAAGTATAATTTCGATCTGGTACGCCAAGATCAGCGCCAGGGACATTGTCATAAACATCCCCAGATCTTTCGAATTTATATTGCCTATCGGGAACTCCAAGGTCAGTTCCAGGAACTTCATCATATGCATCACCACTACTAGGTGGATATGCTCTATCAGGAACACCTAAATCAGTTCCAGGAACGTCATCATATGCATCACCACTACTAGGTGGATACACCCTATCAGGAACTCCGAGATCTTCACCAGGAACATTTTCGTAAACGTCATCATTTACCTGAGGATACACTCTATCAGGAACTCCTAGATCCTCACCAGGAACATTTTCGTAAACGTCATCATTTACCTGAGGATACACTCTATCAGGAACTCCTAGATCTTCGCCAGGTACTCCTTCATATACGTCAGTTGGAGGAACTGGAGGATACACTCTTTCCTTCGGACCACCTTCACCCATAGTTTGTGGGTTCGGCAAGTTTCCTTTGAATATATTATCAATTCCGGTTTCAGCTGCCCCGTTTAAAAAATTCTCCAAATTGTTAAAACCGAAAGATCCGTTTTGACTAGTCAATCTACCAAGTTGTGATGGGTTAAACGAATATATGTTTCCTAATAAAGACTGGTCGATTCCACTTAAAGCAGGATCTATAAATTGATTAATGCCCTCGTTTACCAAATCAGATACTGCATTCGAAACCACATTAGTTAAAGCTTGCTGACCAAGTCCAAGAAAACTCTCTAAAGAAAGTGTATCGTCCCCAAGGAATTGGTAACTCGATCTGTTTTGATCCCAACCATCCGCAAGAACCAAAGGCTTTTTGTCAGCCCTAATATTTGGGTATTGGTTTTTCGTTCTAACCTTTCCTACATGTATCCTAAAAGACTGATCCTCTGGATCGGCATTACTTGATCCCATATCTATAGTGCTTTTTAGAGGAGTACTGTCACTAAAATCAAACTCACATTGGCTACACTCATAAATTAAAACTGGCTTTATACCGGTTTGATCTTGCTGATTCGTTAAAGCCTGTACGTCGTTTTGAAGACCGGATCCGCTAAAAACATTATTTACAAAAGATGAAAAAGCACCTCCACCTCCACCACCTTGAGATGTTTCAGAACCAAGATTAAATCCATCTACACTATATTGACCACTTTCTTGTGAAACAATAGATGACCCTGGATTGTTATTTGTAGAAAGCAAAGAGCTTAAGTTGTCAATAGCAGATAAAGCTGTACTAGATGCTGTTAACCTACTTGTCTTGAAAAAATTTCTAATCTCAGTAACAAAAATCCACATGGTGAATTTTCTTAGATTTCTAGGAACCAAATACCTCATATTATCAGCATCAAAAGTTGCTTGGTTATAAAGATCTGCTAGGGCACTTATTCTAAGGTTTAAAGATTCCAGACAATTTATTACCAAAGCCTTGTCTCTAGTTCTTTGTGGATCGAATGTGTCTACATCTTCTTGGTCTTGAAATCCGCTTTTAGATATTTTATCAAGTGTATTAAGTCCTTCTATGGATTGGAAAAACCAAGGAGAATTTGTATTTATTTCCTGCAAAAGTTTTTGAAATTGCCTTAATGCTTGTGCTCTTCTTTGTGTGTCGCCTCCAGGGAAATTTGCTTCCCTTTCTAGAAGGTAATTATAAGCAGAGTAATAAGTTACGTCGCTCTGTCTTCTCAAATACTGCGGTTGTCCGAAGGGGTTTTGCAAATTAGTAGCAGCTCCAGCACCGGAATCAAGCGTATAATTCTGGGCTCTTAACAATGGACTTGGAGCCCATCCATAATCAGGATTGATTGGAAGTATACCAGGATCAAACACGATCTTAAAACCCAAATAGGTAGGGTCTTCGTTCTTTCCTGAATTGGATAACTTAAAACCCTTTAAAAATAAATTTCTATTCTTATCTGTTGCTCTGATTCCCATAGGGGTTCTATTATTTTACTATATTTATCCAGTTAGGAGATTAATGGGGAAAGATTTAGGGAAAGCTCCAGCGCTATTCAATGTCCATTCCCTCTTATTCAAATGAAGCACTTGGTACACACCTCTGAGGATATCATACCTAACTTCCATAGCGCTCACCACATAAATTCCGGATAGGAATCTATCAAGTACTGGATTTGTTTCACTTTCGGGTTTTTGGTCATTTGATACACCAGTATTTTCTTTTCTTTTCCCCTGCTCGTTTGCATAAAGGATGACCGGCACTGCTTGCCCTCTATAAATTCCAGCATAGTAACCGCTGAGTTCAACCTTAAGTGTAAATTTCTCAAGGTCCCCCAAATTAAATTCGTTCTGTATAAGAGCTTGGATGAAGTTATCATGCACTCCACTAGTGGAGTTGTTGAGTGAACCATACCATGCTTTTCTAACCTCAACCTTGTATAAATCCTCCTTAGGTCTACCTTTTTGCAATACCTGGTTCTCTCCAACAAAATCGGAGGTACTTGTTTCAATAGTATATTTGACATACTTCTCAGCAAAGGATTTTTCAGGAACTATCGCCTCGTCATAAAACTGGACCTCCTGGATGTAGCCGTACTTATTTGAGGTGTTACCAGATTTGGAAAGTAATGTAAAGTTATTAATAAAGAAGGGAAGATCACCAGATCCCCTTTGGTTGGTTAAGGCCAAAGGCATTTCTTGCATATCAAGTTCAGTTTCGGCCAAGAATGTATCATTAGCAGTATCACCACCTCTAATAACCTTTACCTGTTGTACATAATCATCAGCAGTTAGCTGGTTATGCATGTTTACAAAAGTTAAATTGTAATACGGATCAATCCAAACACGGTAAAAGCTCTCGTCATTCTTATAAGATCTCTCGCAAATTTCATGTATAAAGTTATAATATGAAAAGTTTGGGCATATCCATGTCATGGTATCGTCGAGAGCGCTATCGTTCGAAGAAAAACCTAAATTTAGATCTTGTGAAACCTCAAAAAGAGCATCATATGATGTCATAGTACGGAAAGCTTTAGAAACCTCCGAGTATAAACCAGGGATTCTAGTTTCCCCAAGAATCGTATATCTTATTTTATTACCCTCAGGGTCCTGTGATTGTGAGGAGCGAACATTCAAGATATTAAAGTCCATCCTAATAGGTTTGTAAATTTCCTCTTTAGACCTAATGTACATCGATATTATATCACCATCCTTAGGATAATTTACACTAACAAACATTGGATCGTTCATCGTAAAACTTAGCCTTACAGTGGGTAGAAAATCAATTTGTAAAAACTCAAAATAATCCATTTGCTGATCAACATAATACCCATTTATAAAAACCACGGGCCTATAAGCACCCCATGATTTATCATCAGCATCACTTGCTAACGAGGAATTGGGTGTTTGTTCGCCAGTTCTATTAGGAACAACCAATTCATCTAACCTAATACTAGTTTTGGAAAAGTTATTTATAATAATCTGGTCAGATGCCATATGTTTTAAATATTAGCGTTTGGATTAGGAGCCGCGTTACTTACATCCGGTGCCAATCCAATAACCGAATTAGTCCTAACTGTCTGCCTTTCTCCGTCTTGTAATATGTTAGGTGGCAAAATCTGTGGGGTAGGATTTTTTGCCTTTGACCTTCGGTCTAAGAAATCTTTTCTAGAATCACTTACCTTAAATTTCCTTTGCTCCTGTGACTTTCTAAACTCAGAATTTGGATTATTATTTGCTTCGTCTTTCCGTAGTAGTGAAGCTTTTGTTGATAACATGCTGTCAATAGACTTGGTAGTTGGAGCTGCAAAAACTTCACCAACACTTATGGCAAAGGGATTACACACGCCATTTACTTTTAAAAGACTACCAGTATAAGACATAGAACCATACATTTTATATGCCATTAGGTCTGGTCTCATTTGCTCGTCTTCTTTTACAACAAAATACTTTTTAAATCTTACATCCACATTTTTATATGATATGCTAGATCTTGCCAGGTCCCAGATACCATAGTTTCTCTGCTGTTCCTTGCTATCGGGATTAAATATGTTTTTGTTTCTTGCTAATATGTCTATTTCAAGCATAACATAAAATATTAGTTTGTTTGTCCACCGTTCTGAGCCACCACATTCGAAGGATCAGTGAGTGTAGTTCCATCCTTGGTTGTCTGAACAACAGTTCCATCGGAAAGTCCTTGGTTATAGATAGATTGATTGTTTGCATAAGTTGGTATTGTACTTTGGTAAAGCCTTCCATCACCTCTATTAAACATACTTTCAATCTCACCTCTTTCTCTATCTCTTCCATGTTTTAACGTGAAAGTTGCCATAACCTCTGTTGGAAAATCATCCGGACCAAGAACTTCATTAAATTCTATATTTACACCATCGCAAACAAGATTGCCTATCATCGCTATCGGATTCATTGGATTACCAACCACTAAATGCCATTCACCTGTTGGTGCACCGGTTTGAATAGCTATCGGAAGCTGTATATTCTCAACGAAATCGTCAGCAAGAGCGAAAGCAATAATGTTACCAATTGCAGCGTCAGATTCTATAAGTTCGTTTAACCCACCAATATCGGTTTCCTTTAATTGTTTTATTGCACTTTGAAGCTCAGTAACTGCTTTTTCAACAGAATCTGCAGACTCTTTAAATTGCTGTGCTTGTGGATCATTCATTGTTAATCCGTCAGGATCTGAAAGATATTTAATAGCAGTTTTAGTCCATTTAATAGGATCTGAATAAAAAGCCCTTAACCCCTCATCTCCACCAGGAAATCCAATAGCTGGGAAAGTGTTATCGTATCTAATATCTGGGGTTAGAAAATTACCATAATTAGTACCAATAGCAAGTAAGTTTCCTATGATATCAAGCATTGCAGCTTTAGTGTTTACTTCACCAACGGATGTTAGCTCATAATGGAACTTAAGTCTTATTGGGTTTTCGGTAAAAGTCAGTCCTCTCCCTCTTACCCATGTTTTATCCACAGTATCTACAGAAACGAATATAAAGTCAGAAAGAGGCCCGCCTTCAGAGATCATTTTGTCCCTCAATGCATAGTTTATTTTAGGAACGGTAACTTCATCCCTACCACCTTCGGTTGCTGCAACTGCTATATTTGCAACGTCACCCAAAGTAGCTAAAAGTTCACCTGCCCCTGCACCACTAGCAGCACCAGCAAAAGCTCTTCCGAGCACACTTTTGAAAAATCCTTGGTCAAATCCTTTTTGGTAGCCAACGTCGTTTTGATATTTGTCTTGCCATGTTAGACCAGCACTAAATCCAATTATCTCATCCAAAGAGTTATCTGTGTTTCCTCCCCACCAGGTTACTGCCTGGGCAACGGGTCTACCAGCACCTTGTTTTTTATATAAATCAGAAGCTAAAAGCTGATCTGGTATAGAAAGGTTATCTCTCATTGGAGCAGGGAACCTTCTGAGAGTTACCATATAATTATTTGGGATAGCACCATAATACTTACAGTACAAAAAGTCTTTCCAGTAATATGGAGCAGAAGCTCCCCCTATAACAAGTGATTTATTTCCTCTTGTACCAAGACTTCCGGAAGAATCTTGTCCGTCCTCTCCCATGGAAGCATCGATCTCATTAAGAGTTTCTTGTGTTATTCTAACAAGTTGACCCGCAGAGGGGTTCTTACTAGCGCCTCTTCCAGTAACACTGGATACCGAAGAAATAGAAGAGTTAAATTCCCTATTCTCGGATTTATAATATTCCTGTATAAATGTGTTCTGATTGCTTCCAAAAGAATAGAAAAGGAACTGACCATATTTAGCATCGTCAGAGGAATAAAAACCACCATTATAAAATAGAGTTCTTGGTGTTGGTCCTTTGTTAGGATTAACAGATCCAAGGTTGGACATCCTCGAAGTTAATTGCGCGGATGCACTATCTAATTGTTCTTCTCTCGATCCGTGAATAGAACTGTTCGCAGCTGTGGTTGGGCTACCTGAGGAATTACCAACGGAATACCTTAATTCCCTTTCTGCATAAGATTCAGTAGAGGATTGGGATCCTGTTCTTGAGTTTGTCCCTGTTGACATTTATATAGACAAGATTTTTTTTCATTCTACCTCGATGGTGAATTCAAACTCCTCTTCCATTTCTTCTAAGAAATGATTTAGGTTTTCTGCAAACCTTTGTGAGATGTTTCTATACACCACCAAGATGTCATTACATCTTGTACTATATATTCCTTGGGTTATTTTCTTCTGAACTGCGTAATTGATGACAAACTCTGATTCTGGGGAAAGCTCGTTAACATCATAGCCGAGCTCCCTTATGATTTTTCCTATATCCACAATATAATAGGTTTTATCAGAGCAATACTTTCTTTTGGCCTCTTTTAAAGAACTTGATGTAAGAAGAAATCTAGTATCTGGTATTTCCTTAGGCATTATCTTTGGTTTCTTTTTCACCAGAAGCCTGAGGACCCTCATTTACATCCTTTAAGAAATTAAAGGAACTAGTATTTAATTTAACGGTATCGTCTGGATTATCCTCTTTCTCAGTGGATAAATTTTTTGCTATTTCTTCCTGGATGGCAACCTCTCTAGCTCTCTGAGCCTCTATTTGACTGTTCTTGTTATTCTCAAGATTTTTTAGGTGAATCTGCTGTCCCATCTGCTGGGCTCTTCGTATTCTTTCCCTCATTTCATCGAAGGATTCATTTTTCCCTAGTAGACCAAACTGTTTGGCCATTTGTCTTCTTTGTCTTCTAGATTGACTCATTCTGCTGAAAATTTAAACGCATCCTCTTTAGATTCCTCGGTAGATCCTTGTATATCAATACCAAGAACATATTTAAACAACTTTAGAAAAAGACCGGGGATGAAAATGTCTTTAGCTTTTACCACATCATTAGCGGGAATAAACTTAAATTCCATCTCCTGCTCTTCTGGACTACCGTCTGTTGTTGCTTCACCCTTTTGTAAACCAGTGACATCTACTGCAAAGCAAGGTTGTTCATGGTCGACAAACTTAGATGACGTAACGGAACCAAGATAGTACCACCTTTCATTTTCATCCGCTTGGAATCCACTTTCTTCCATAAGTTCTCTTTTTGCTGTAGTTAATAGATCAGGATCCTCGTCGTCACTTGTTCCTGTGATAAGAGACACTGTCATACCACCTTCTCTAAAAGGATTTGGCTCCTTTAAAACACCAATTGCCAAAGGGAGTCCTTGCTCATCAGATATAAATGGCATTACAACAACATTCATAAATGTTGGGACTACACCAATTCTACCATCCCTTTCGACTAAATTTAGGCCAGGTGTTTCGTATAAGACTTTATTCGTTTCCATCCTCTACCGGTTTGTTTTCTTCTTTCTTGTTCTTAACTCTTTGACTTGTTGACTTTTGAGAAGCATCATAATAGCTGGTAATAGATTCTGCTAAAGCAGACCTAATATCCTCAATATCAATACCCTCGGTAACATAATTTATTATTTCCTCGTTTGCACCATCAAAAGAACTTATAAGAACATTATAAAGACTCTTTGGCGGGAGATTTAATTTTAGGGAAATATTCACATTTACCCAATTCTCCTTTTGCTGCTTAAGTAGCTTATATATCGGAGATTCTTCAAGTGCTACCGAAGAAACTGTATTTCTCTTAGAAGCAGCAGGCTGTGTCTGAACATCTTTTGGCAACGGATTTACCGGAACGTCAGGAGAAATTTGTGTATCACCAAAGTCGACCTTTGAAGCAGGAAAGGATTCAAGATATTCTTCCAAAAGCTCCAGGTTAATTCTTCCTCCTCCTTTAAAATCAATAAAGGTCATCCCAGTGGATTCGTCCGTTGTGACACCATCAAATTTTTCGATGTTGCCCATCTTGTCTCCCTTAATCCATTGAAAATCGACCTTGGAGAGTTCTTCTTTAATCTCAGGTAAAGTTTTTTCCTTTAGATCCATCTTTTTTTTCTTCTTAAATATTCGGCTCAGCCATCCCATTTACTTTCAATCATTAAGAGGTTAATCGAAAATCGAAAAGGTATGTGTAAAAACAATTCACTGGGCAGCATTGCTAGATTTAAAAATTATATGGAAAATGTACAAAAGTGTTCCGGGTTCTATGAATTACCCAGAAATTTGGATCTAGCATCAGAATACATTTCCTCAATGTGCTGTTCAGGAATAGTATTTTTAAGAATGTTCATTACCTTTTTAATCTCCCTCCTTTCATCAAGATGCTTATCATCCTTCTTTGGTGAAGAGGATTTATCCCAGGAATGATACTTAAAAAGCTTCATGAGGTGGTCCACGAGATCCCTTTGATTTTTATTATTGTCTCCTCCGTTACACACAGAGAGCAAATACTTATCAACTGGGTTATCAAGCATTCCCTTAATAGAATCATGTTTACATTCAAAATTTCCCTTTGGAGTTCTATAAACACAATTAAATCTGCCGCCTTTTCTTTTTATAGAAATCAAAGGATGTATCTCATCAGTAGTTTTATAAATAAAGATCTTCTTAAATAAGTCTTCCGGTTTCTCCTTTTCAATTTCAAATTCCATCCCATTTGAAATTTGCCCGTCCATTTGTAAGGGTGAATTAGAATTAAATGTTTTTACATCCTCCTTAATACCCAAAATATCTAAAATCATATTAGCATCATCCTCAAGTTGATTAGCAACCTTTGAAAGTTCTTTATACTGAGAAGAAACATATTCCTCTATGATATCCGAAATTTTTTCACCATTATCGTCTTCCCTGAACCAGTTCATATTAGTATCAAAGGAAATAATGTCATACCCAGGTTGAGTGGTGAGACCTACATATTTTTTAGGCACCGAACAAGACTTCTCACCCATTTGAAAAGTAAAGTTATCACCATCGTCTATTCTCTTTAATGTGATACCAGGATTAGGTATTCTAAGCTTTATTTCGCCAGACATATTTGGACCAATTAGTCCAACATCCTTTTTAGATATCCCCAGAGATTCAAAAATTCTCCCAAACTGGCCAAATTTAAGTGCTTTATTCATTGGTTCCAAAGAGTATTTGGATTCTGAAGTCTTTGGGATTCATCGACTTTCTCATATCAATTCTTGCAAAAGAAGGATCTGTTGGGACTAATCTCGACCCCTTCTGGATTACAATGGAAGGAATAGCGATGTTTACATCTGGTACTATATCAAATTCAAATTCCTTCTGTTCGTTTGGATAATCGTCGACTTTAATTTCAAGTTCTATTTCCTCTATAGAAAAGTTCAGGTCCTGTATCCCATCTTTTCTTCTTTCTATGCCAACCTTGTATTCAATTTCACATTCTAACGAATCAACATCAGAAATCTCAGGAGGCCTATTAACAACCTCAACGTCTAACAAGCCCAGTTCTTTTGAAAAGATAAACTCGCTAGAAACGTTGTTTTTCTTATTGGAGCTGAATGAAATATAATCGTCTATTCTTGGCATGATGGGACCACTATTTTTATGTATTATATATCACAACCTAAAATGGGTTCTTTAAAAGTCCAGAAGTATACCCCGGGGATAATATATAGAATATCAAACATAATTCTTCTTTACCATGAAAGATATTAAACCCACATGGTTCATCGAACATCCAATCGATCAAGAATACAAACAATACGTTTTATTAGATTTTCTATCCACTGTAAACAAGGACATTGCAGAGGAGGATATTTATTATCCCATAAAGAGAATATTCTCAATGATCAAGGAAATCACTTCAATTAAAGTCTGGATTGAAAACGAATTTAATCAGATACCAGAAGATCTACCATTAAATATTAAAAAACTGGTTGAGTATTACGAAAATTCTGAAATAGAGGATTTTGAGAACGAAGAAATTTTCAAAATCATAGAGATGTCACTTAACATCCTCTATAAATATGCAGACCTCGGTATGGAACTCTGGAAGAACATCGAAAGCAGGATCAAAGCATTTTCTCTAGGGAAATTTGGGGATGTAAAAAACAAAGATAGTGGTATACTGATCTTTAGAAACATGGCAACAGACAATATAATCGCTTACTGGTGGCAAAACGGAAAGAATAACAGTGGACCACAAGGAACATTAATGAAAAGGGTTTTCCTAAGGAACAGTTATTTTTCAATGTCCTATGAATTCATAGTTAACGAAATATTAGAAGCAATGGATCTAGATAGACACATTGATCCTGCAGTTAATGTGATGGAGATATACGAAGATTTTACTGAGGATTCAGTAACATTAAAGATAGCAAAGGAGCTATTCATAAGAGAGGTAAGTAAGGAAGAGAGGGAAAGAAGGTAATTACTGAGACTCCTTCCAGACATTATCTATAAGCGAGATGCCCTCGTGCTGTCTAGCAAGCCTTTCTTTTACAATACCAAATCTATTTATACCAGACTTCCACAAAGCTTCATTAAACCAGATGTCCGGACTATCCCAACTGAATTTATCAAGGGCACCTAGGATAAGATCCCTAGAAGATGCGGGGAGAACAATACAGTGAGCCAAGATCACCTTATTGGTAACATAAAAGTCTTTGTATTCATCATCAGAATCGATCTCTGGGGACTGTAAAACACCGTTAACAAATCTGGAACCCAGAGAAAGGTATTTAAGGTCATTCCTATTACAGAAATCAATACCCCTCTTCAGCTTATTCATAAAGTCTTCGTGGGAGCATTCAAGAACACAATCGCACTCGCATAAAACCAAAGCATCCAAATCATCCGAGAAATTCTCTAACATTGCTTTCTTGAAGGATTGGAAAGCACCATAGTGTCCAGGTCCATGGTTTGTAGCAGGGGATTGGGAAAGAGCAGGAACTTCCTTCCATGCTTCACCCTTGTATCTCTCATTAACCTGTTGTTGATAAGTTAAGCACATTTCTCCAAGTGGAGATAAGGAGTTTATTGAAGCTTGCTCTCTTCTTGTTTCGGGCTCTGTCAGTATGTGAACTAATTTAATATTCATTGTGAGATCCGGATCTTTGTTTTTTTATATTACATAAAAAAAGACAAGTTTCGGGTGAAACTTGTCTTATAAGATTTATCAAAACCGGTTATGTTAGAAATCTTCTAACCTCTTAATTGAAAACGATTCATTAACTGGTGTTTCAGATTCTCCCAATCCAGAGATAGAAGAATTTGGGGCATTTACTATAGAAGGACCAGCATTTGCAATGTTGTACTCTCTGTCACCATCAGCATTATATCCAGGAACCTCGATTCCCGCTTTTTCTGGGCTAAATACTGCATCAGCATAGCCAACCCAATCGTAAGCAGGCTCTCTTTTTATCCTATGTAGTCCAGTCTTTCCTTCACCACCTTCTTGATTTTCAGCAGCGAATGGTTTGTATGTTTCGTCGTGTACCTTTTTCTTAAATTGATCAAAGTCTAAAACCTCTCTCTTTGCTACGTCATTTATATTCATGATATTAGTATTTTTATTGTATTGTTCCCCCAGTACTTAATCCGAGAGATTGCATTGATTGACCATCACCAGCTAATCCAGATAAAAAGTCAGTAACCATATCCCTTCCAGCTTCGCTAGATGCCACATCTAAATCAGCACCAGATCTTCTGGAAGCATCCTCTAGACCCCTTTCCAGACTTCTTTTATCCATGGAAGATAAAGAACTTTTAAATTCCTCGACATCAGGACTTTCAAATCCATTAAATGCTTGCAAGTAAAATTTAACCAAGGATTCCCTGAAATTTTCCCTTCTTGCTTGGTTGCTTATTATCTCTGATAATGTCCTGTAAATCCATCCAGAAGGCTCTATATGGAGATCCTCTGCTATCCCGTCTAGACCTTTCTCAGAAAGGAATTCTATAGTTGCGTCAGCCATTTTTGGAGCAAGGTAAGCAGAATTTGCCTTACCAGCAAATATAATTTTGGTTAAATCTGCAATTGGAATTTGTTCTACAAAGTTCTGTACAAGTTTACTAAATATAGATTGCTCACCAATACCAAAGAAACTCATAAGGTAAGCAGATGCTTTACCTTTTAGAACATCGCTAAATGCACCTCCAGCATACCCAAGTATATCAGAGAACCAGCTCTCGTTTACTTCCTGAGCTATATCAGATTTAAAATCCTCAAAGGATTTAATATTATTAGCCATTTTGGAGATTTTTTCTTTATATATCGCTCCAAGAAGTAATTTATCTATTACCTAGAAAAAGATCAACTGCTTTATATCTATATGCAATTTTATCCTCCTTTATCTTCGGATTTTTTAGTGGTGCCTTCTTACGATTAATAATCTCATCGGGGAGTAACGGTGCAAAAGTGTCCTTAAGAATTTTTTTGTCCTTTCTCCATTCAAGGGGAAGATGTAAAGCAAACCTTACTAGATCAAGATTTAAAAATGGGCTTCTTAACTCAAGTGTATGCGCCATAGACATTTTATCAAGCCTAGGCAAGTGGTAGTATGAAAGCTCATCAAAAACATCTGACTTTTGAGAATCATATTCGTGTATTCTTTTATACCCTCCAAATAGCTCATCAGCACCATCACCAGAAAGAACTATACGATATCCACCAAATCTTTTTACCGCATCAAATAAGTGGTATTGCGGTATTACAGAACCCAGATCTATCGGTGATTCGTTCCACTTCTTGTAGATTTTTTCATTCATAGATTCATCCATTGAATAGTCCAAAAAGGAAACCTCTTTACCGAGCTTTGAAGCGAGAATGTCAACAAACTCCTTCTCGCCATTCTCAATACTAAACCACCTAACATCAGCACCAAGCTCATTGAGAATTGATGCAATAATTGAAGAATCAAGCCCCCCTGAGATTAGAAGTGAAATCGGATAATCTTTAGAGATCAATCTATTCCTAACAGACTCGAACATTTTAGACCAAAGCCATTCCATATGGGCATCATAATCTTTACCAACCAATTCTTGAATTGGGTAGTCAAAACCCTTATAGTAAGTTTGATAAACATTTTTAAACTCAGGAGTTTTATCTAAATTAAAGTGATAAATGTTGTTCGGTAGGATCCTTTTAATGTCGCTGTATGGTGTTCTTTCATCGGTGTTGTACCCCCACTTTCTCACAGTACTAATAAAAGATTCATCGATCTGGGAATTCTCATAAACCAAAGGCTTAATCTCGGATGCAATTTCACCAAGTGAATTGTAATAAAGACATTTTCTACCCAAAGGATCCGTAAATGCAATTATATCGTTGGTTGAAGAATCATAGATTGTAATTGCCCAAAATCCATCCCAAGTTTGTATAATAGGAATAAAAAGAGAGCAGAACATCTCAAAACTCCCGCCTCGGTATCTTCTAAATAAGTTGGTTAGATATTCTATATCAGAATCAAACCTTACTGTGTCATAGTTAAATATCTCACCATTAAACAGCAAATAAATGCCGTCTGCTACCTCTATAGGCTGATTCCAATTATCACCATCAGATGTTTGAATTGGGAGCCTGTGGTGACAAATACTGAGTCCGTTTTTCACAACCACAGTTTTCTCAATCCCCCTATGTTTAATAGAGTCTAAAACATCCTCACCTGGAGTTTTCGTAATTATTATTCCACACATCTAAATATGTTTTAAATCGTTTATCGTTTTATCACTGAAGCTATTAAAAATACGTTGGGTATAAACATTGTAAGGTTGATTTTGAATATAACCTATCAAATTTTCAACTATCTCTAGTTCCTTGTTGTCTTCCTCAGTAAAATCCCAATTGTCCTTATTTCTAGGGGACTTGTCTGGATTATCTCCAGTTACGAAATAGATTTCACAGTTTTTAAGCAAACCCTCTCCAGCAATCATTTTAAGCTGATTTAGAGCAAATTCTTCCGTTATCCTTCCTGATAATATTCCCCAGGAAAGCACAGTAATTATACCCCGATCGAGTATAAAGGTAGGAAGTAGTTTATCCCTCGAAAGCTGGAGCAGCATCAGTTCCTTACCAAGCGCAAATGAGTGGGTCTCTCGGGAGCCATTATCAAATTCTAACTTATTGAACCACCCAACGAAGTCAAACTGATAAATAGGAAGACTGTGGATCTCAGAATACCTACGTGCTAAAAATGTCTTCCCCGAATTCCTTGGTCCCTCGAATATCTTTATTTTCCCCGACATTGTTGTTCCTTTTTTCAAATTCTTTTATGGTCTTAACCTTCATATATTTCGACAGTTCCTCGTTTATTCTATATTCAACTCCAGAATGGATTGAAAGTCTCCCGTTGGGAAATGAATACCTAGGAAAATGCTTATCAAGCTTACCGTCTAAAATGTACTTGTAAATTAAACAATTTAACACATGTTGCTCTGGGCAGCTATGGGTAAATTCCGGATATGGATTTGGATTTGGATATTTTGTTAGTAGATCCTTTTGGCTACACAGCCTTTTATAATCACCAAAGAAAGCACGAGAGGATTCAGAATTCCTTATTATCATCCTACTGGAAGCGATCTCATAGCATCTGGAAACAATCTCAGCCTCAGTAGAATTTGTTATGATTTTATTTGTAGTATATCTTTTTCCGTGAAGAGAAACTGTAGGTTTTTTGCCAAATGCCTCATGCTCAAAGGGTATAAAAAAATCCGAACCATTTTCAGAAAGTAAGAAATTTACAATATCGTGTAGGTTTTCCCAATCTGTTTGCCAGTATTGTGGATATTTAGCAAAATTGCAATCATGGTAAACCAGAATATCACCATCATCAATCTCACCGAGAGTTTTATCTATAATGAAAGATTTAAAATCCCCGCATCCATTTGCATTCAAACCGGCGTTAAGTGGAAAATCACCATCGTGGAACTCACAAAATCCATCGCTACCCTCACACTCTTTAAGAGAAGCTGGGGAGTAAATAATTACATCGTCAAAGAAACCACCAAGTAGAGCTTTTATATTATCCACGTTACTAGTGAGGTCTTTACCCGAATCGTAGGGTGGACCTTGTCTACAAAAACTCAAGAAATATAACTTAACTGCCTTACACATTAAAAAACACCTTTAGGAGTTATAGAGTTATGTGTTTGATAAGTTTCTAGGTTACTTGGCCATAGAGATAACAACAACAGAATCAGAAATATCAGGAGTAATATCACCAACATCGCTTATACTAATTCTCTTAGTGTGTTTGGAAAGACTCTTTAGTACAGACTTAACCTTATCTAGTGTTGATTTCATGTTGTTTATCTTCTCTGGATCCTCTGTGCTACCGATAACAGTTGATTTCAAAATTTCACTATCACCTCCATCCTGTAAGGATTTAGTATCAAGATAAGCTACTTTTTCAGAACTCATTTTGCCTTTCTTTCCTAAGGAACTACTTTTCTTAATCCCAGATAATAGCTCATCTTCAGTTAAATCCAGTGTCTTACATAGGAAGGATAGTGCTGGTACCCATTCATCTCTTTCTCTATCAAATGTGATTAGGGGAGAAATTAGGACAACTGAGTTATATAAAGCTCTTAGTTCAGCAGGACTAAGATTAGAAACACCATCATTACCTAACATACCCTTTATTCCAGAAGAAATCTCCTTTATTGAATTTGGTCTAAGATAGCCATGTGATATTTCATCCTTATGAGGCATGAAAGAGTTCTCAAGATCTTCGTAGATCGTTATAACATCGGAAAGTTTTTCCTCTTTAGCCAATGAACAATTGGACTTCATTACATCATCCAAAACTTTTGACTTGATTTCAGAACCAACGCCACCAAAATTTTTCCAGTATGTCGTGTACCATTTTCCAAAATTGTGAACGTCGTCTGTTTCATCTCCAGCAATAGATTTATACCTTTTCCAGTTACATGGCTTATTCACATTACAAGATAATCTCTTAGTAGGATAAAGTGAACCTCCATTCTCATCCTCTATAAAAAAGAAGGAAACAGACTTATCACCAGATATTGCTTTTGTCCAGCCGTCAATAAAATCTTGGGGACAAGATCCCTTTAAAGTACCATCCTCCTTAAGAAAATCTTCTGTCTCCGCGTTTTTGTTGTAATTCTTAGTCCTTAACATCTTAGCCAGTCTTTCAGCCATGGTGTAGTCAGAGGTAGTTGGTTGTGCAACAGAATCATCATCTTCAGTTATTTCCTCACTGTACATTTTGATTTTATCCTCTATTTCATTAGGATCTATATAAGTCATAGCTTCCATCAGCCTCATAAATTCGGTAACACTTAATGCGCTTGTAGACTCACTCATTGATGAATAAGAAACCCTAAGCTTTGAAATAGCTTCTTTTATTGCATCTTTATTTTCTCCAGACACCTGATCCAGCTTTAAAATAACATCCAATAAAGGCTTATCCAAAGTACCATTCACATCTTTATTTCCAAGTGAAGCTTGTATAGACTTTACAGCAACACTAGTTGGGGTTTCAAATTTACCATTAGCACCACCTCTAGGATCCAAAAGATTTTTAATCGGTATAAAGGCATCAATAAGTGCCTTCTGGACTGTCTGAATCAAGCCAGAACCCTTAAGCTTACCGTCATTGTCCTTATCACCAACTTTCAGTGGGAATACCCTATCCTGCATTTTAGTTTCCTTATCATCAAGGATCTCACGTACTTTTACCTCGATAAGGCCCTCCTCGGTATTTGCTTTCGTAACACCATCTAAGGCATTAGTCATGATCTCAATATAATCAGCAAATTTTGACTCTAGGTCAGGATCCTTGATAATCTTGCTCATCACGGTTTCAGCCGCTCTAACTTTGTACTGATTGTACTCTTGTGTTAAGCTATCAGTCTTCTTTTCAAGTTCTGCGAGATTTTTTCTATCACCATCTGAGAATGTTGCTTTATCGGCATTTATGGAAGAAAGTTTCTGTTCCAAAGTAGTAAACAATCTGTGCCAATCCCTACCATAACCAGCTTTTGCATCCTTTCCCTTTGAATCCATAATGTGATTTACCAAGATTCTCTTAAGCCTCTCCATTCTGCCAGGAACACCAATAGCTTGGGATTCGTTTATCCTTTCCTGGTATTGGTCAGCAACTCTTTTAATTGTTTCCAACAATCTTTTGCTAGCTTTTTTGAAATATTCAATAGCTTTTGCTTCTAGTGATGGATCTAACTCTATCATTCTTTTGATAGCATCACCCAACGTATCGATAGAATCAAGATACATCTTTTTAAGTGGTGCCAAAATAGGATCAGCAAGCTCAATATCCCCACAAACGTCTTTTATGTTAGCAATCAGTGATTTAAAAGAAGATGCCTCGCCCACTCCCATAAGCTTTTTAGAAAAAGATTCAAAAGATCTATTCCTATCCGAAGCTAGATCAAAAGTGATTTTTTTGAAGACCCCTAAAAGAGTATCGACTGCTATTTCAAGAGCTTTGTCAACATCCTGATTTTCAAACAATCTAAATGTGTCAATCGACAATTGATTCGCTACTGGGTTATTCCTAAGATAATTGTTTGCCATCTTTTAATAAATATTTGTTGTGTCACCAGAATCAGCCTTTGCATCCATTGCATTTGCCAGCGCATTCAATAAAGAAGGCATCTGACCAGCAAGTCTAGCCTGGTTTCTTATACTAGCAGCTTTTTCCTTAAGATCTGTGGTTTCTTTCTGCTTTGCTATTTCTTCGGCAATTTCTGCTTGCTTTTCATTCACATCAGCCTTTGCTTTTACCAAATCCTCGTTTACACCTTCCAATAAGGGAAACTCATTTAGTTTTTTAATACGATTAAGCATATCTTCTAGCAATAGTTATTTTAGTTCTCAAATCCCTAATTTGTCTCATTAGAGTTTCACGTAGATCTGAAAGATCCCTCTTCACACTATCCCGAGACAAACCTTTCTTTTCAGCTTGAGCTTCAAGTCTATCTCTTTCGGTATCTAAAGTAGCATATCTTTCATTTCTTTCGGATTGCATGGCTTTGATTAATGCGCTTACCTGACTCTTTTCCAAATCCTGAACGAATTTAGTAAATTGGGGAGCGTTCATTGAAAAGATAGGATCCATTGAAAAGTTAGCACCTGATATAGCCTTAGACTCAGTATCTGATTTAAGAGTGGAGGGCTTAGCTAATTCCAACTTACCAAACCTTTCCCTAAACTTCTCATCTTTAGATTTCGCTTGAAGTGCTGCCTCTTTGTATTTGTCGTACAATTCATCAGCAACAGATTCGTCAGTAAGATCTTTAGCCATCTTGTACATACTCTCGGCGAGATCTGCTTCCAATTCAGCCTTCTTTAAATTCCAATAAGAAACAAGTCTTGTTTTACCTTTAGTTAATTTTTCTACTTTATCATCAACCTTAGCTATGTCCGCTTTTCTTTTCTTGTTTAAAGCTGTAAGCAATTTCTGATTCCTATCAATCATTCTTTCCAGCTTCTTAGCTTCAGCAGGATCGCTCTTTGTTTGAGCTTTCTTTACCTCCAGTGCATCTATATCAGTCTGGATATCATTCCAGTCTTTAGAATATTGGGTTTCTATGGAACTTATTTTGGAAAGCAAAGAATCTATTTTAGATATTGTACCACCAAAATTAGAGCTAAGCCAATTCATAATCTTATCAAGGCTAACATCCCCTTCATTTATGTTTTGTGATTCCCACTCTTTAAATTTTAAAAGCATCTTTAGGACAATTTTTTTATTAGATTTCCAATCTTTTTCAATGTGATGTCCGATTTCATATCCACAACATCTTTAGTAACACCAGATCCTGCATCATTTCCATCGGAAATAGCAGAGTTAATCTTACCAAATAAGCTAGTCAATGATGATTCATTGGAAATAGATTTACCCTTTGAAGAAATAACATCAGAGTAAACCTTAGAAAGGTTATCTAATGAATCCATCTCATTAGCTTTGGATTCGAGATCGTTTATACCCTTTGTTATTTTTCCAGAAGCTTTAACCTCCTCGTATGTAGGAGATTTTGAAATAAATCCCTTCATATCGCTAAGAATCTTGGACATTTGTGATTTAAGCTCCTTTATTCTATCCCTAGACTTTTCTCTTAGAGATATTATAACGCCCATATCATTTGCTGAGATTCTCTTTCTCAAAGCAGATACATCCTCAAGTTCGGAGTCTTTTATTTTCCCCTTAGTTTGTGCAGAGCTTTTTGTCTTTACTACAAAGGATTCTGCTTTTTTAGCAGCGTCTTCAAGATCCTTCTTTAGATCTTTTAGATTTCCAGCTTCAGCAGATTTCTGTTGTGCAAGTTCAAATTCAAACTTTGCAAGTTCGTATTTATCGTCTAAGAATCCAGCCTCGTAATATTCTCTCCTTCTTGGATTTTTACCTATTGTTTTCTCAAGAAGTTTCATCCCTTTATTGGTCTGCTCCTTCTTCATTTTAACAAAAGATCTATATTCCTTTCTCTTTCTTTCAATCTGTGTTTGAATTCGTGAAATATCGCTCCTAGAGGATCCGCTCTTTCTCAGCTCCTCTATCCTATCCTCCAGATCTAGGATTTCATCTTCCACATCATACTGTTTTCTAATGATCTCCTTTTGTATATCGAGATTTCCTTTCCTGATTGTGTCTATAACAGACAATCTGGAGAAAGGACCAAATAAAGCTTTAGAAATCGAATTTTTAAGAGTATCCAATGCCTTTCCCTCGTTTAATCCATAATAGTCCAGAAGCATTTCAGCTAACACCACCTGATCTACTTCTACCGAAAGATCCCTTTCAATAAGGAACTGTTTATGTGAGCTTATTTTCCTCATTATGCAACCATCACATTTATTCTATATATCCATGGACAATAAAAAAACCCCAGGCAAAAACCTGGGGTTTAATATTAGTGTGTACTAACTACTGATTAGGATAGACCTCCAGCAGGAACGTTCACGTGGAAACAGAAGTACATAGTTTCTGGGTGGAAACCAGCTTCTACTAGTGCGTAACGAGACTTAACCGCAATCTTAGGTGACATAGTACCTTCAGAGATTGTTTGGATAGACTCAGCCATCATGTAAGGCATGAACTTAAGTCCTGGTTCGTCGTCACCACCTTTTCTACCTACTAATACTCTGTTATCACCGAACTTCATGTTCTGATCAACATATACGGTCATACCAGCAAGAGAACCTACTGGGTAAAGTGTACCGTTGTTCTGAGTTAGAGTGTTAGAGAAAGGTGCGAAAGTGAACTGAGAGATGTCTTGCAATGCACTTGCAACGTTAGCGTTAGTAACGATGAAGTTAGCAGGACCTCTTCTTCCTCTGTTAGCAACCACGTTAGCAGATGCTAGAATTCTAGAGAATAGTCTTCTCTGTAGAGTTGACAAGTTCTCGTAAGTTCCTGAAGCAGGACCTGCAACAGAAGCGATAGAGATACCAGAGTCAGACTTACCTATGTAAGAAGGAATAGTGTAAGAACCAGCAGTACCACCGATAACGAGGTTTAGGTTCAAGTTCTGACCTTCTGTAGTCAAGAATTCGTCGTGGTTAGACCAACCAAGAGCGAATGCTCTAGATAGGATGTGCTTGTTAATAGCTTGAGATACCTCATTAACCAATGCGTTCTCGATCATAGAAATTACGTCGATACCGAATTGCTTGTTAAGGTCTTGGATCTGCTCAGTAGTTACTGAAGCAGCTACTTGGAAAGTATCAGCTTCGACGAACTTAGTGAACGTTGATAGACCCATTGATTGGTAGTAAGTGCTCTCACCAACACCTCTTAGCATTGGGTTGTAAGTCTTAGTACCATCTACGAATGGTCCTTGCCAGTCTTGGTCGTTGTTGAAACCAGCACCAGAGAATCCTTGGATGTGATCCTCAAGAGCTTTAACCAATTCTGCTCTCGCAGTTGTAGTACCAGCTTGGTTTCCATCTACTGCAGTACCAATTTTAGCTGCGTTACCATCAAGAACTGCAGAGATAGTCTCACCAGCAGTTAATCCCATAACTCTAAAGATTGGGAATGCATCGATTCTAGATAGACCAACAAACTCAGTAGTGATATATGCACCAGCTGAAGAAGCGTTAGTGATGTAGTAAGTAGTACCTACTGCAAAGTTAGCAGGATAACCTGCTGCAGGGGTTGTCAATTCTACCTTGATCATAGAAGGTGCAGTTGCAAGAGCTTCAGCAGATGTTGCGCCAGCAGATGCAGGACTGATTTTACCACCTGAGTATACGTAATCTAGGTAAGAAAGTACGCCAGTAGGACCTGACATAGGAATTACAGGAACGATATCGAATCCAACAGTCTTCGCAGCAACCTGAATTGCCAATGGAAGAAGTGAAGGAAACTTATCACCTGAACCTTGGTTAGCAGAGTTATAGAAAGCAGAATTTGCTTGCGTACCTACTGCAGAACCAGTGGAGTTATACCCACCTGGGTATGCGGGTGGTTGTACGGCACCCATACCGTTTACAGTTGCTAGTGACTGATATGCACCAGCAGACTCGTTTAATGAATGGTAGTGGCAGTACTTGCTCAACCATCCTTTTTTTTCAGCATCTTGAATACCGGCCTTCTGCTCGATGATAGGAGACCAGGTTTCGAAGATTTCTGCTTCGTTGATTAGTTTCATTTTACTATCTTTTATTTTTTTAGTTTTTAAAACTTACCTTCGAGCGACTTAGCGACCCAATTAAGGTAATCGTTTGAATACCCCTGAGGGTTAGTAGCCGTCTTAGGCTCTGGTGTTTCTTGGCTCTCTTGAAGTTTCTGAAGTCCTACTGGTTTAGCACCAAGCTGACGAGTTGACCAGAAGTTCTTGATCTGATAAGCAGTCTCTAAGTTATAGAAAGCTGATTGTGCAATTACTGATTGCTTTTGACTTTCATTTAGTGACTCCCAAATCGGAGAGTAATCTTCTGGCATTTCATCAATAAATTTGTGACCTGATGATCCTGCCAATGTTTCTTCTTCGGCTTCGTTGATTGCCTCATCTGCTTTTTGTGTTTGAGCAGTCGGCTCAACTTTCGTTTGTGCCTCATTTATATTTTCCTCAGTCTTTTGTGTTTTGACTGATTCAATTAGAGAATCAATCTTGCTTCCGAGATTTTCATAATCTCCAGCAAATCCTGATTCAACCAATTCAGTTTTAGATGCGCTTTCAGCATTTTCCCTAGCACTTTCGTTAAGTGTTGGCGAGTTTTCTGCTTTAACGCTTTCGTGTATAGCTTCAGTGTTAGCTATATTTCCATTTAGCTTTTCAGCTAAATAATCTGAGTAAGCAATACCTTTATTTAGGTTTTCTGCTAGGTACTCAGTGTAGTTTATTCCTTGATCTAGTTTTTCTGCAATGTACTCAGAGTAAGCTATTCCCTTATCTAAGTTTTCTGCTAGATATTCAGAGTAAGAAATACCCTTATCTAGATTCTCTGCCAAATACTCAGAGTAAGCAATGTTCTTATCAACATTTTCTGCTAAGTATTCAGAGTAAGCGATATTCTTATCAAGATTTTCAGCCACGTATTCTGTATATTGAATACCATCATCTAGTTTTTCTGCCAAATACTTAGAATAGTCGATAGTCTTATCAACATTCTCAGCTACATATTCAGTGTAAGAAATACCCTTATCAACATTTTCGGCCAAATACTTAGAATAAGAGATAGTCTTGTCTAGATTCTCAGCAAGGTACTTAGAATACGTAATGCTGCTATCTAGGTTTTCTGACAAATACTCACCGTACTTAATAGCACTTTCTAGATTTTCAGCAAGATACTCGGAGTACTTTTCTAGCTTAGCAACTCTTTCCTCCAAAGCTTTGCAATCTACAGATTCACTTTCGCTCTCGGAAACTTGAGCTTCTTGTTGTTTCATTTCAGAAATCTGCGTTTCCAGCTCATCCATCTTATTTTTCAAAAAGATAGAATACTTATTAAGCTCGTCAGCAGTAACATATTCTTTGTTGGCCTCCATAATGTTGGATTTATTTTTTTCTTGATTAAGGATTTTTTCGAATTCTTCGCTATTTTCAACTTTATATATCTTTACCCCAGATTCATTTTCTATACCTAGTGACTCATTTACACACTCTAAGTTGTTAACAACGGATTTTTTTGATCTTTCTTCAAATTCAAAAGCATCAAATCCAGCGCTTTCATAAACTCTCTCGAGTTGAGCGTCTTGGAAACCTGGATCTGCAACCAAATCATAAGTAAAGATCTTTTTGATCTGTACCTTCTTATCTGGACCTACATTTCCAGCTGCTCTAGAAGAAATAGAAAGAGGTATACCAGCATCAACTAATTTCTTAGCAATTTGTCCAGCTGGTGTGTCAAGCAAACGAACCTTAATGTTTAATACTCTTCCGTCCTTGTCATAAACAAGATCTTCTACAACGTGAGAAATGTTTTTAAGAGATACGTCGAATTTTTCAGGGTGATCTAATTCACCAACTAATCTCTTTTGTCCTATCTTATCCTTTAGGTACTCAAGGTGAGGTAGGTATTCACCTTCCTCGTATATTCTATTGTTATTATTCTCTTTCCCAAACTGAGCAGCAATACCTTTGAGTATATAACCACCACCATCCGAGTTACCGTCCTTTGAAACTGCAAGATTATTTTCTTGCTTTTCAAGGATGAAGAGAAGGTTCCCATTCAATAAAGACTCGTTCATTTCTTGACTTTGCTATTATTTAACTTTATATATCCATTTTCTTTTTCAGAAAATTTGACGTTTTTTTATCAGGAGAAAGATATACCATCTTCTACAGACTCTGCAAATTTTAAAGCAGATTCAAATCCTTGCTCCCCTTTCTGTAAAACCCTTCTCCTATCACCAACTTTTGCAAACCTGTTTTTCAAAATTACCTTTTTAGGTTCTCCCTCATTATCATACCTAACCTTTACGCTAGTTATGTTTTTCCAATCATCGATATTAAGTTTTTTCTTCAAGCTAGAGTTTGCAAATTCATCAAAGATGTTAATGCCACCTTCCATTTCTCTATCTTTAATAGTTAGGGATCCTGATTTGCTTTTTATTTGAACATCGCCTCTTTGTGTTCTTACCATTTTAGATGATGGTTCATCGACGTCTTCGATATCAATTACTTCAGGGTCATCAATCTCATCTTCCTTATCATCCTTTTTTTCATCATCCTCTACTGGAGGTACGTATGTTTTCAATCCAAATCTAGGTTCTTCAATAGCATCCTCCGAAGCGGATTCAACCAGGATTGGCTGATTTGGTTTAGGATCCATACTTTGCTCGCCGATTATAAAGTAGTTAAACTGATCAACATCTTCATTAACAGTTGGGTCGACAAAACTTATTCTATTAACTCTATATGCTAATACTGGTATTTGACTATATTCTGTCTCGAGTGGAGATGCAGCAGAAAGAGAGGTTAGCAAATCTTCCTCGTAAGTATTCCCTTCTGTGGATTCAGTGGATTCTGTACTCTCAGCATTTTCTGTATTCCCATCTTCTTCTGGAGAGTTTTCGTCTTCTTCCATTATAGGATTAGCTCTATTTGAGAAGTCGTTGAATGATAATACCTTGCTTTCATTTACCAGGTGCGAATAATCTAGACCGGGACTAGCAGATTCCTCAACAGCACCAGCTGCACCAGGAACTAAATCCTGTAGGACTGTGTCACTTATCTCATTTTCATTTACAAGGGTTCCAGTTACATTTACATCGTTTCCGTCCTTGTCTGTGTAATGGAATTGATAATCCTTTCTTGCTCCGCTTGGTACGTAAATTGGGCTATCAGGGCTCTCTTTATAAGCCTCTTTCATTTCGGTCCATGTTGAGTATCCAACAAAGGATGTACCAATTGTAAGTTCAGTAATATCAGGAATAACTATAGTTTGGAATTCCAGATCATCATTATCAAATGTTCCTCTTTCAAATTTATCATTGTTAGCAAAAGACAGTAGTATAAGGTCGTTATCCTTCATAGCCTTTTCAAACATTTCTGAGTTTACTTGAAGCATTACAAAAACTGACCTATCATCAAACTCACCAAGTTTGACCAATTCCATAGTTGTTCTAGTATCATCCTTAGACATAGTTAAGATATCCAGGATATATTCACCCCATCCTGCACCACCGTCGCTAGTCCAGCAAACGGTTATTGCCTTTCCTACAGGAATATTTTTAGGATTAAAACTTCCATATGCAAAGTCCTCAACTTCACCGTACCTAGGTGCTTGTTTATCACTATACCAATTCCATAGTTGATTAATTCCAGAACCGACTGCCTGAGCTGCTAGCAAAATCCATCCGACTGGATTAGAAGCTTCAGCAGCTACAGCTGAGCTTGCACCAGCAGCTACAGCTCCTCTACCAGCTACTGCTGTTGCCGCTCTTGCTCCGCCTTGAGCTACCAGTCTTTGTGCTGCTGACTTAACGGATTTTTCTGCTGCACCTTTTAAAAGAACATTTCCAGTTGCTCTTGTAGAGTAAGCTAATCCGCCCTCAACAAATGCACCGGAAGGTAAGGTAATTCTAGCAGCATTTGCAACTGCTTGTGCCCCTGCTCTTCTTGTAAAAGCTCTTGTAGCAAAAGATCTAACCGTGTTCCAAGCAGGTGCTCCTGCAGTTCTTGCACCGGCAACAGCGCTATGAATTCTTCTAGCCCTTCCGAGCGTACGGTAAATACCACGTGCTCCTTTTAAAAGTTGCCATCCTAAGAACAGAGACCCAGCTACTTGAGCTACACCATAAAGTGCCGCAAGACCTGCACCTCCAATTGCTACATCTTTAGCAAATTCTGCGACCTTGTCCATGAAATCCTTAGTGTCCTCTACTTCACCCAATGGGATGCTGTAATCAACCTCAGCTATAATGATACCGGCAGAATCCCCAATTTTCTTTATTCTCAAAGCCTGTCTTGCCTCTTGAACTGGGTCACCGCTCTCGGTCATTGGATCGACAACAACCGCATATTCCTTATCATCTTCGAGATCTTCCATCTTTAAGACGTCTTTAAGCTTTCCTTCTTTTGAAAGTTTTTCTAAAGCATACCCGAGTTTAATAAACTTCTTAGCAGCATCTCTAGATCCAGATGTGCTTTCTGCTTCTAACATTTTTACATAATCAGAAAAGGAAGAAACCTCACCGTTTTTCCATAAACTCTTAGCCTGGTGGGAAACGTATTCGGTAACAGGATTTTTAGCAGTTACTATACCTTCTAAAATTTGCTCAGCCTTATCAAACCTCACGTCATGAGATTCAGCTTTCCATTCTCTTGGGTTATCTTTTAGCCACTCATTCCACTTGTCAGAATATGCCCACCATTGAAAATCATTAAGGTCAGTTTCTTCGCCCTCTAAATCAAGAGGAACCGACATGATTGGGAAAATGTTCTCGTCTTGGTTTTCTGGGAGGCCGTTCATGCTCCCATTATATTCAAGGCCCTTTCTAAATACTAGTATCATGCTATTCTAATAAAGTTTTTACTCTGAATAAATTCTAGCGTAAGCTTTTGAAATTAAATCTATGAGCTTACTTATATATCCCTCGTTTCTTAGCATTTTAAAGGCGAGGTTACCTATCGAGAATTCTCCGTCCTTTGAAAGTCCGTCTTTTCTCATTTTCTGTATCTTCTCCTTCAGCCTAAGAAGTCTTTTATACATCTCCTTTGCATCTTTGGGAAGTGATGCAGAAATAACAAGCTTTGATTCCATTTGATTAATCTCGGATGCTAATCCATCAAACTTCTTTCTTACATCTTGCTCGTCTACCTCCGGGGGATCAAACTTTGGTTTTCTAATCCACTTATCATTAAGCAGGGAATAAAGGCCAGAAGCTGTATGTGGCTCGTGTATATTCTGGAGATAAAGCTCAACGTCATGGTTTCTAATAACAACATCATGTCTTAGATTCCAAACAAACCTAATACCATCAACTGCTGCTTTTACCATCTCTGGTTTTGACTTTACCTTATTAAAGTCAACCAGCACGTGAACATCAAGATCTGACTTATCTGTATAGTTAAAATTAGCTAGTGATCCAGTGAGTTGTATATCCTCGATAGGTAGGTCTCCCAATAGATCACTATATTTTTCATAGAAGTCTTCGGCTATCTTAAGCAGCTTTTTTCTTACTAGCCTATCAAAGACCCATTGGGTTTCACCATTCTTGTTTTTGTATTTGTCCCAGAACTTTGGATTTAGTTCATCGTTATAAAAAGAACCAATCTTATCCTCATTTAAAACAAATCTGTTAAAATCTAAAACTGCGCCCACAAAAAAGGGATTATTTGGACTTTATATATCCAAACAATCCCCGAAGGAAATAGAAAAAGGAAATTCTATGTTGCTACTTTGTTTAGGACGTCTATTACGGTTTGGACATCCCTTTCACAATATTCTTTAATCTTTTCAAAATCTCTATCATTCCAGTAGGCTTCACTAACCTTAGATCCGTCCATATCACCCTTAGGGGAGTCAACTCCTAACGAACAAGCAAGAAGGTCTAGTGAAAGGTACTTTTGGTGCGACCAACTACCAAATGAGAAAACCTCCGACGTATCCAAATATGGAATCTCCCATGGCTTTTTGTCCCAAATAACAAGGTTTTGTGGAAGCACAGGAGAACTTAGTTTATAAATCATCCTCTTACCAAGGCAGGGAATATCAAAGCCCTTTATATTATGTCCTGCGAGCTTCATGTTCTTAGCAAGAGCATTATTAAAAACCTTAGCAGTCTTCATGAGAATATCTTCCTCGTCCTCTCCGTAGAAGGAAGTCATACGAAACTGCCCATTCTCTTGATGTACACCAAAGGACACACAAACTACTTTTGAAAATTCCGGCTCCAGAGTTGCTTTTTCTTTATAAATCTCAGAAGTAGCAAGTCCGTTCATATCCTCGTATACAGTTCTGTAGTATTTTGCTCTCTTTTTCCAAAGTTCCGCTAGTCTAGGATCCACCTCAGACAGGGTTTCAAAATCAGGACAGCCTGTTGCAGTCTCAACATCTAAGAAGAGACAATTCTCTAAAATTCTTTTATCTATCATATTCTATTCTTTTCCATTTTGGGTCATACCAGAACATCCTCCCACCTCTGTCTTTAATTTTGAGCATATGTGGATTTCCATAGCATAACATAAGATCTGAAACTGATGAAACCTCCCCAAAAGGGTTTTTCCAGTCCTTTATAGTACCACCACCAATTTCATAAACTTTAATTGGGATGTCCCGACAGAGTTCAAAAAGCTCCCATGTATTCCTCTTTATGTAATCTCGTGCAGGAACAAACGGATCCTCATCGGGTATTCGAAACAATATTTCAGCTCTAAGGTAATTCCCAATCCCATTGAAATATCTCTGATTCATTAAAACCTCGTAGATAGGATGATCAAAAGCAAGTTTATGTAAATTCTTCAATATATTGTTACAGAACAAAAAATACTCGGTGGTAGGATCTGGGCCTCTATCTTTATTCCAATCTCCCCATTTCCATTTACCAAATCTACGAACGTCAACAAAGGCTAGGTGTCCTCCATTTTTAGCATGGAAAAAAAGATGTGTGTGCTTAATGCTTTCCCTTGGATTTGCCCATTGAAAATGCCCTCCCATACCCATAGTCATCATTAGATTACTTGTTCTATCTGTTTGTGTAGATCTTAACACCAGTTTAATTTCCTTTCCTCTACTTTGGGATTCTATTGTAAAATCCTCACCAAAGTCAATTTCATTCCACTTGTGGTCCGGGTTCTTACTAATGTGAGTAAAGGCTTTATTCTCAGATGCTAGATTTACAAAATCCGAGGTTAATTTCAATTCAGCTAATTCCGGCATATTTAGAATTTAGACAAAACTAAGCAAAGGAAGCGTACAATAAAAATTATTTCTTTCCAATTTTGTTGATTACCATTGGCTTGAAAGAAATCGAATTAGCCAAGTAATGCATACACCCATTCAATCCTGTTGGGAGATCTATGATGACATCTATTTCTAAACCAAAAGTTGGTATTCGATGTCTTAGATAATCAGAGGGTGCTGGGGAAAGGGAAATACCATTCTCATCAACCTCGGAGGATTCAGAATGCATAAAAATAGGTACCTTTCCTTTAACCCAAGTTGAAACCGCTAGAAAGTAAGCCTCCCTAGTAGAAAGGCTACCAGCATTAAACTGATGTGGTAAAAATCTAAAAACTATAGGGATCCCAATCCTGTAAAATATCCCACTTAATAAATCGGTTACAGAAAAAAGGCTTGGCTTCTCGTCATTACACACCGAAAGCTTTTCACCTATTGAACTCTCAAGCCCTTCTATCACATCACAAAATCTTTCCATAGTAGGCTTCCTTGCACCATAAGCGCTACCAATCCTAAGAATTATAGACGTTTCCCTTACACCAACCTGGTCAAGGAATACAGATAGGGATTTTAAGACTTCTTTTGTGCCAGTTACAACTTCAGGAATTTGACTCCCCAAAAAATAGTAACTTGGCAGGAAGAAGAAAAGACGATGTCGATTTGACTTCAAAAATTGGAAAACTTCCCAGATAACATCAGATTCCTGGCTACCGTCCTCGATGACGGAAAAGTCCAAAGGATGGAATCCTTGTTCTACCTCTATACAGGTAACAGATATGCCTCTTTCTTGATTTTCTGAAACTAGTCCCAACACAGTTTCGGCAAAAATAGACACGTCCTTGGTCTTTGGACCAATTACCTTGCTAGTATAACCTATCCGATTTAAATTCCTGCCTAGTATCATCAAAGTGTTTTAGCAGGCAAACGATCAAAAGTTTCTAACTTCCAATAGCTTCGATTCCAAGCTTAGTGTTGTTGTATACCGTAGGAGAATTGTAAACACCAGAGGGCATAGTATCTAGTTTAAAGTGGGATATTATTTGCTTGTGTCCTTTATCCCCGTTATCAATAAATTCAACGGAGTCTGGGATAAGCTCCAAAACCTCCTCGCTATCTTTACCTTTCGAGTGAACCTGTACGAAGTACTTATAGGACTTGTTATCTGGGGTTCTTTCCGCCCTTACGATCATTCCCGCAACTTTGTCTTTGGAATCTACAGGAATACCTATAACTAAATCACCAACCTGAAATTGAGACCCTCTTACATTCCTTTTTTGATTTGGGTCAGGACCAACAGAAACTGAAAGATCCTTGTAGGGTTTATACTGAACCTTAAAGATACCATTAGCTCCGCCATATCCATAAGTGTCACCAAATACACCAACATCAAAAAATTCATTTATAGTTTTAATATACCTCAAGGTTTGAATTTATTTTATCTATTTATCTGTTGTTGACTCAGAATTATTTGAATCCAAGACTTCCTGTATTTTTCCAGCAAGTTCATAGTTTTCAGATTTTAAAGCTCTTTTAAGCATTTTTGTTAGAATTACCTCTTCACTTGATAACTCATCCCCGTTTACTTCCGGTCTAGCATCAACAGTCAAACAAATCCTTTGGGGAGAAAAGATTACCTCCAATCTAGAATCAACTTTAAATTCCTCCAATTCCGCCTCGGTCAGGTCATCAACCTCAGGATCTTCAAACATTATATCCCAATCTTGATTAAACCAGAATAGCATCCAAGGGCCGTAAGAAAACTTAGAAATATCATTATTGATTACAAATCTTAACAATGCTTTTAGTTCGCTCTTTACATCATTTTTTGTAAGATCTTCGCTAAAAATCTTTCTTTTCAATCCAGGTATTACCTCACTCCCTTCACCAATACCAAATTTGAAGGCCTTGTGTATTTCGAAAATTGTGTCCCAGTCTAAATTCTGAATTACCTTTTCTATAAGTTTTCTGAAATCCTTTCTCATATCATGTCCATTAGGAGCGTATATGTTATATATCGAACCTACTTCTTTGTCATATCTAATTGTTCCTTAATTGATTCCATCCACTGTTGATATTTTTCTGGGTAAAACTTCTTAAGGTCCACTAATTCTCTCCTGGATATTTCAAACCTATTCATAACAAACTTTTCAACATCTGGCGAAGCTTCGTAGTTCGTATTAGCAGCCGAACCTTTTTTGCTTTTTTTAGTTTTCGTAAATATCCATCCTGGAATTTTGGTGTAGTGCTTGCTTAGGGTTCCGTGCCACCAATCAACTACAGGTCTTGGTAAGATTTTAGTGTGATTGAATTGGTCTGCCTGTATCGGGAACTGGATTGACATAATCCTATTAATCATGAAAAAATTTCTCACCTTATCATTTCTAGAAACCTTATCCCAGTCCTGATCTTTTTTGAATATGGTTTTTACTACGTCAAAAAGCTCCATTAATTAAAGTCTTTAAATGGGTCAAACTGGCTGGGAGCATTTTGGGAACTTACCCAATTTGTCCCTTCAATTATCTTAACCCTGTCTAACGTTATAGACTTTTTCTCCAAGGATATTCCTCTCTTTAGCTCCTCTATAGTTCCACTAATAACTTCAGAGGGTATAACAGTTTTATCCAGCCACATAAGTTTATAGTTTCTCCTTAGGTTGTTAGCTGCTTTCTCCCTGTTTTCCTTACTGTCTATATCCTTCAGTAACCTAATGCAATATCCAGCAGTCCATTCCAAAAATTCATCATCGTCAATTAAATCAGAAAAAGGTAGCTTTGCCCACTTAGTGGTTTGCAAGGATTCCAATACAACTTCTGCCTTTTTTGGGGTAACCCTCTGGATTCTAGAACCATTTTTTACCTCCCAAATACCAGGTACTGCATCTCCTTTATCACCAACGAGCATCTTTACAAAAACAAAATCCCGGGGGGATATCTCATTAACATCCACCTTCTTTTTAAACTCCTTAAGCTTTTCCTTATCTGGGTCCATTATGCTTCCCATGTCAAAAACAGATGCCTCAGAGTTCTTATTTAACCATTTCTCTTCCCACCCTTTGGGAACTGAGAGTATATTATTTTTGGAATTAGCGTTCCACACAATTGTCCAATTGTCTTGCTTCCACCTTGCAAGCTGATGTAGATCTTTGTCACCAGAGATTATGATACAATTTTCACCCTTCGAGGTTAGATAATCAGCCCAGAAATATAACAAATCGTCACCTTCAGCTCCATTTACCTTAGAAAAAATAAATCCCATTTTTTCCAAATGTTCCCCGTAAGAAGTAAGGAGGTTAAAAAATACGCTCCAGTCAACCTCTTCGTCCTTTACCCTATTAGATTTATAACCACCACCCTCAATCTCAACATCCTTCCTCCAGCTTCTACTATCAGCAGCAAAAACTAACCTACCACCAGTTGGGATAGATCTTAAAGAAGATGTAAGATCAGTTGAAATCTTGCGAATGAACATGGATTGCTCATTGGAAGTTCCGAGGATATCCATGGGATTCTTATTTCCATATCCACCAAAAACACCAAAGGTCTTATGGAAGATATAATTGCCATCTATAAGTATATTAATCATTTCTATAAAAATTTAAATTTCCAAATTCACCAATATCCTTAAAATAAGGGTCTGTAATTCTAAAATCATAATCAATAAAATCCTCAAAGTCATTATAATCAGCTTCTAATCTCCTTTCGAGCTTATCTGCATCATTCCTTTTAGATAACCTAGATCTCCTTGTTTTTTCATCAATATCTAAGTATAGTACAACGGATTCTTTTCTATCCGCAGGCTTCATAGAAAGAAGTCCAGAGGGGGTCATAATAAACAGGTTACTAGCATTGAATTCATCCAGGGAGGTAAGATAAATCCACCCGTTAAAAATTACGTATTCATAGTAATTACCAGATCTAATAAACTCCTGATGTGCGGTATCTGAAGATATAAAATGATAATCTTTACCGCTTACCTCTCCTTCCCTTGGGGGCCTAGTGGTGTGGGAAACACAATACCTAAGTCCCCTTCCCTGTAGTATTTTTCTTAAGTGATCCTTACCAGAGCCACCTTTACCAACTATTATAAGTCTCTTCATATTATTTCCAAAAAACCTGTATGATGATAATCATTAAAGCTAGTAAAAGGCAAACAAATGTTTTTAAATTGACACCCTCACCTAAGATTATCCAACTCCAAAAAGAAACAACAAAAGCACCGATAGAGAATTGTATTAATCTTACTTTCCACACACTTTCCCATGCTGCGTATCCTACTCTAGCTCCATAGACAAAAAGTATAGATAGGACAATTCCTAAAATCCCAATGTTAAACCAGGTGTTGTTTCTAAACCAATCCCACCTAACTTGAGAAAATTGTTGGAACCAAGCTCCCGACTGTGCTAAAGCAATAATTAAAAAAAATATTAAACCCTGTTTATTCATCCACTTGGTTCTCTATCAAATCAAACTTTTCTAAGGCTCTACCCTCGTCAGAAATTGCCCAAGCCCATTTACCAAAATCCTCGTTACCTGGGAATATCTCCCTTTCATTGAGCTGAATTCCAAAAACAATCTTTGGCTTATCTATTTTTCTTTTAAATACCTCGTAAGCAACAGTAATACCACTATCTGGTTCTGTTTGCTCATACATAATGGCTTTTTCACCTCTTTTATAAAACTTATAGAGGTAAGTGTTTTTTCGAATCTCTTCTGGTAATAAATCCATTAGTCTATAAATTTTTGTATCTTAAAAATGAGGGAAAGTAAACTAACAACAGGATCTATTACCAACTGTCTTTGGGCCTGATGATGAGCAACCTCAACTACCACAGCAGGTACGATATTTGAGTGAGATGATTTATTCTTCATAATCCATTGAATAAACTCCTCCCCGAGTGCTGCCATTACGTCATCAACCTTTGATGAGTATTGACCAACGATTATTTGGTAATTTCCTATTGGATCTTTAGATGTAAATATCATATTATAAAGATCCTCGTAAGACCATCCAGAATCTCGTACCCTTGATATATCTATCTCTTTAACTCCCTCAATCACCCAAGATTGAATACGGTTAAGAGAAGATCTAAGATCTGGGAAGTACTCCTTCTCAAACTCATCAAGTGAAGCATCATCTATTGAAATAGAAAGTTTGCCCAGAATTAGCTTGATTCGGGATCTCCATTCTGTCCGTATCTTCTCTTCCTCCGCTTGATTTATCGGATCAAAGTTAATTACCTCAAATCTGCTTTGTATAGCATCTGGTACTTTATTGAGCCAATTACAAGTAGCTATGAACCTTGTATTAGAAGCAAATTTTTCTATTGTACCTCTAAGAGCCTTATAAAATTGATCGGAAGCACCATCAAACTCATCAAGGACAACAACCTTTTTAGAAGACTTACCATCCATAATGCTCATGGTGGAACAAAAGTCATTTATCTTTGTTCTGATAGTGTCTACTGAACTCTCATCAGAAACATTTATAAAGATGTGCGGGAGACCGTTCGAAAGTATCTTTGCCAGAGTGGTTTTCCCACATCCAGGAGATCCTGCTAAAAGTACATTGTGATTTAGTCCCTTATTATCAAATAAAGACCGGATCCTATCAGGGAGGATCATGTGTCTAATTTCTTTCGGTCTTAACTTCTCAGTAAGGAGTTGGTCTATCATAAAAAAGCTCTTTATCCTTGTACAGAAAAAAGAGCCTTAAGTTTCCCATTTAGAACAAGTTAGACATGTCGTCTGGGTCGGATTTATCGTTCCTAATTTCTATAAACCTGGGTAAGAAAAGACTTCGATTTTCGTGCTTATCCGTAATTGTTACGTTATACTGCACAGCTGCAATCTTACCTATAAGATCATTCGGATTTTCGCTTAGTATTTCTAGATCTTTATCAGTAAATCCAGAACCAATTTTTACGTTGAGAGTTTTTGATTTATCAGTGCAATCCAGTCCACCTATAAATCCCTCCCTTTTACCCTCGCCTGGATACCACCCAACAACTTCGAGATCACAATCGTTGACCTCTTTAAGTTTTATCCAACTTTTACTTCTTTTACATTCATAGAGGTGGTCGTTTTTACATATAACTCCTTCTCCACCTTGATTTACAATGTCTTTATAAATGACCAAGGTATCCTCCATAGAATCCACCTCCCACATCTGACCTAACCTAATATTTGATCCCTCTGGTAGAAGGTCCAGCGTTTCTGATAGCTTCTTTCTCCTTTTAATATAAAGAACAGAGCCCCTTCCTTTTTCGAGTGTTGAATTATCCTCCATATCAAACACATTAAAAAGGAAATTTGCATCTATATTGTCTGGGGCTGTGCCTTTAAGAATCTGTGTCACCTTTCCCGAAACAGACTTTCTGTTTAAATCTGTTAACTCGCCATCATAGAAAATAGCAGTATGTCCAGCTGCATCAGAGATAAGGGAAAGATCCTTAGCAATGTTACTAAGCTTAGAGGCATCCAACTCATTAAAAGCACGAGTATAAAAAGAGAATGATCTATCAGGATTCATCATGGCAATAACACGAACACCGTCGTATTTCTCCTCGCAATATATTTTATCCCACTTTTCAATTTCCTCCTGCTTATCCGTAGCTAACATTAAAGAAGGATCCGGAATGATTTCCTTCCCGACAGCTTTGTTTATAAGCTTTGCGCCAATTCCTACATTCATTCTCTTAGTGAGGATCCTCATAAGCATCTTTCTTATTTCGAGATCCTGATCTGGGTATTGCACAAAAGAATGGTCCAGTAAATCTTGCGCCCTTCCTCTCAATAAATCATTGGCTGCTGGAGCATTCTTCAGATCCTCTATGAGAGAAACAAAGGAATCCCAAAATGAATCGGGATTTGTTGAATAACTTCTCACTGGTTGCTCCTCTGAGAGGTCTAGTTTGTGTAGTTTGGTTGTTACAAATGGATTAAAACAGATATCCAGAATATAAGACATCTCCTCGGTGAGATTTTGTGAGATCAATCTCTGTTTCTCCTTTTGTGAACCGTTACCTGTAAGTTCTTCCAGCTGGCAAAATATTTCTAGCTCTTTAAGCATATCAGTGTATTTTAAACAAAACTAAGCAATAAGAACGCAAATAAAAAAAGAATCCACAGCAAAGTGGATTTAATTAGCTAAAAAATTGAGACGGATTATTATATCCTAAACGAAGAATCTGGTACTGCTACCCCCTTTTTATTTACCACATTTGCACAAGCGCTATTAGCAAATTCAATAGATTCACCAGTATTACCAGTAGATAAGTACTTCAGCGAAAAGGCAGATATAAAAGTATCTCCAGCACCACTTACATCGATGGTATCCTGTGGATTTGAACTTGGGTAGATCTCTCCGTTAAACATAGCACCATTGGAACCTAGGGTTATTATAAACTTCTCTGGGTACTTATCCGCCAGGTCCTTGTTGTTTTCATATTCTATCTCATTCAGTTTAACGAATGTTATTTCCTGTATAAGATCTTCAGACAATTTCTTCTTACTATCCATAAGAACCAAGCTGCCCTGATTAGCTATTTGCTCTATATGAGATGTGGTAAGAAATCCCTTGTTATAGTCGCTGATTATTACCAGATCAGACTCGTTAATCGTACCTCTCTTTCTAGAAGACATAAAGGAAAAAGAATCCATTGGAAAACTTTCGCCCTCGTCAACCCGAACAATCATATGGTTACTCTTCTTCTCAACGAACCTAATTTTCTCTATCTTATTAGCCTGATGCCAATGAACAACCTCTATGTCATCACTTAAAGAATTCAGGTTATCCACGACGTTCCCCGCCATCCCATTATTTTCTACAATTTCGATTGGGTTAAAAACAGGAACTGGAGCTTCTGGGCACATTCTACTTACCTCTCCGTAAACAAACCGATCTATACAGAGTTCACCTACTACTAAAACCTTTAACATAAAAATTGATTTAAGAACCTTACTTATTTATAGTGTGAAACTATCTGAAGATTCCTCCTCACCTCCAGCTTCCTTAGCCTTTTCCTCGGCCTTTTTCTGCTCCATCTCCTTATACTTCTCGTTTTTCTTATACTCGTCCATCGTAAGTCCAAGATACCTCTTTATTAGGAAATTCTTATCAAAATAAGGTTCTTCCTCTTCACCAATCTTCTGCTTCATCTCACCAAGATCATTTACAAACTGTGCTCTCTTAGTATAATTCTGAAGCTGTATAAATTCTTCAAAAAGATTCTCCCTAACATAAGTTAGGCCTAAATTTGATTTAAAAGATCTGTCCTTAGATAATTCAGGAAAATCAAGACACATTTGTATATACAAGGGTTTCACCAATATTTCTTGGAAAATAGATCTGAGCCTTGTTAGGAATTTCTCAAATCTAATCTCATCCCTTTCCAATTGGTCGATGCTAATTTGATAATTAGCAGGAGTTCCGTTTCTGAAAGCAAACCTTGCATATGGTATCTTTGAATCCTGTTTAAGCTTATTGTAGAAATAAATTACGTTATCCATTACATTGAAATCAGGACCATTAGGATCTAATGTTTCAATTTGGGGAGATTGCCCATCTTTTTCCGGAAATAAGTAGTTCTTATAGAATTGAACCTTCGGTCTACCATTTACAGTGAGTTCACCCGAAGAATCGTTTATTTCCATTTCTTCCTTGTAAATAGACATAAGCTGTCCCAATGTCTGCATTGCCTTTTGTTGAGATTGGGAACCCACAGGAATTACAAATTTTAGTCTGTATGATGCATTCATAACATTCCATATAACCCTGGTGTTTTCCATGATTCTTAGAATATTATAGGATCTAATTAAACGTTCTACATAGCTTACCCTAGATATAGTATTACCCTTTGCGTAAGAAATATAGATAACCTGCTCGCTTTTAAGATTTCTGGTCATCTTGCTATCACCAGGATACTGAATCCATATTTGTTGATACTCACCATTTGGTTGAGGTTGTGTAGCAGGTTGCAATGAAGTAGGGTCTAGCTCTTTAAAACCAACTATTTTTTTACCGTCGGTGGAATATACGATTTCAAAAGCAAGAAATCCATCTATAAGAAATTGCTTAAAATATTGCCAAGCTAGTATTCCCTGTTGAAAACCAAAAAGCATATACATGTTTCTATAGTTTTCGTCTAGTTTATCTATAATATTAGGCTTTAGGTCTATATTAGAAAGAGATGGATACCCAATAAAATTCTTGTCATCATAATTTATAGCATCGTCTGTAAGTGTATCTAAGATAAAATCAATTTCGCCGTTAAGGGAAAATTTCCTAAGGAAGTCTCTTTTGCCTAAATAGTCCTTATCGAAATATGCTATATACTTTCTTACCTTAGTATCTTGATAACCAAGAGTCCAATAAAAAGCATTATTCTCAGTGAATCCTGTACCTTGCTCATTAAAGAAATTAGATTCTGTAGCACCAATAGCTTGGGAGTTACGAATAACCATGTCTTCGTACTCCATACCAAATCTCCCCACCTTGGATAAATTCTTATAAAGATTCCCAAGGAAAGATCTTTCTGCTACGTAATCTAAAAATCCTGCCATCCTTTATTACTTATTCTTGAGGAGGGGCTTCCTCCGTTGATTCCTCTGCGGGTTCCTGTGCTTCATCTTCATCCTTTTCTTCTTCAGCCTTTTTAGCTTCTTCTTCCTTCCTTTTTTGAATCGCCTCCTTATTACCTTTAATATCATCAGCATTCATACCCAGATGGGATTCAATTAAATAAGCTAAAGAGAAGAAGGGCTCACCGGAGTCGTCGGTTAAAGTGTACATGCCATCTATTTGCTCCTTCTTTTTAAGCATGGTTTCTATCTCCTGGTTTATCCTAAACGGATTATCAGAAACAAATTCCAAGCCCAACTGACTCTTGAACAAATAATCCTTCTCCAGCTCGGGGAAGTCTTTACACATCTGTATCCAAAGTGGCTTAACAAGGACATCTTGGAAAATAGATCTAAGCCTAGTAATAAACTTGGCAAATCTTATTTCTTCCTTATCAAGTCCTTCAGCGCCATTTGAATAATTTCCAATCGATCCGCCGTCAGGACCCTGGAATCTAGAAAAAGGAACCTTCGATTCTTGAACCAGCTTGTCATAAAAGTAAGCAAGCGGTTGAGGGTCGTTAAGGTTTGGTCCAGCATTATTTATAGGCTCTATAGTTGGAGTACCATTTACACCAGAAGGCATAAGGTAATTTTTGTAGAACTGTATTTTAGGTCTACCATCTACAGTTAATTCCCCGCTCTCATCATTAAACCTAATATCTTCTTTGTAGATACTCATCAATTCACCTAAGGTCTGCATTGACTTTTGAGGTGACCTCGATCCAATTGGTACCGTCATCTTCATTCTAAAAGATGCGTTCATTACAGACCAAATAACCCTGGTGTATTCTATAATTCTTAGAATGTTGTAAGGCCTAATAAGTCTTTCAACATAACTAACCCGAGAAACTGTATTACCTTTGGCAAAAGAAATATAAATAACCTGAGAATCATAGAGCATCCTTCTCTTGTTAATATCATTAGGATACTGATACCAAACATTTAGATATGTTCCGTCTGGCTGTTTTTCAACAGAAGGCATTAGAGTTGTAGCATCTAATTCCTTAAATCCTATTATCTCCTTACCCTTGTCATTATATACAATCTCAAAGGCAAGGAATCCATCAACCATCAATTGCCTGAAGTATTGCCAAGCACTTATATCATCAGTAAAGCCGAACATGTCGTACAGCTTTTTAAAGTTTTCGTCGATTCTATCCTTTACTTTGTCCTTTACGTCAGTTAAGTTTAGGAATGCAGGATGTGCGAAGAAGTTTTGGGGATCGAAAGTTATAGCTTCATCACAAACGGTATCCAGGATGTACTCAATTTCAGGATTTAAAGCAAACTTTCTTAGATAATCCCTTTTACCAGCATAATCTTTATCATAATAACTAATAAACTGCCTGGTTGTAGTGTCTTGCCTTCCTAAAGAATAAAGCAAGCTTTCATCGTCAATAGCTTGCTTTTTCATGAACTCAGCTTCTATCGACCCGATAGCTTGCGAGTTCTTAATCACCATATCACCATATCTCATACCAAAGTTACTAAGAGACTTTACAGACTCTCGTATTCTCTGGAATATTGGGCTTCCTTCTTGATTTTCGTTAAATCCGGCCATTTATAGTAATATGATCTAGTTTTTGTATTAGAGACTAAGCATTTAATTTCGATCTATAATCATTATATATCCCACTGGTAGATTGACCCTCTATCCTAAAATCGGAAATATATGGGATTCTGACCCAATCCTCATAATCTACAACGCTCACTTCTGCTATAAAATCCCTCTTAAAGCCCGTTAAAGATGTTTTCCACCCAGTCCCGCTTAGGAGCCTGTCAAAAGATTGAGTAATATTTCTTACCGGAGCTTGAGAGGAGTAAGGAAGCTGGGAATTTTCCTTAAATAGGGGAAAGTACTGTTCCCATAATTTGAATAAAATGTTCCCTCTATAGTCGGGAGGAATAACATTAAGATCTAGAGAAATCAGAATATCAGAACCGTTATGTCTTTCCTTCTTTACAAACATGAATATTGGAGACCTATCTATGAATGGATGTTTTTCAGAAACCATTGTCTTGGTTTTATATGAAGCTGAATAAATTTTCCCAGGTATAAAATTTCCATCAAATTTCATATTACCACCATCACCGCCTGGGCCATACTTACCAAAAAAGTATCTGTTTGAATCGGTCGAAACCTGAGAGACCGAACTAGATCCATCCCTCAAATCCTTTATCTGCTCTTCAAAGGATTTCACTTGCTCTTAAATAAAAAATTCTCATCAACCACGCCGAATTTATAGCCTCTAGCATCTGCCCATCTCTGAGCCGCTTTAAATTTTGCTTGGTTGGTAATCCATATTTGCATCTTGTGATTATAAGACTTAAGCTTTTTGAGTGTGCTATTTCCCTCTAGAATCGGTCTCTTAAAGTGCTTTTCTGGCTTTACCTCTATTATCCAATCCTGTGTTTGTCCATCATCTTTAAGGACCTGCATATAAAAATCCACATTATACTGATGCTCTTTCTTATCTAATGGATTGTAATAAGGAATTGATATAGGTTCAGAACTCCATTTAAGGATTTTTTCATTATTGTCACAATAGCGACAAAATCTAAATTCCCACGAGGATCTACATATTATGTTATGAACGTCGCCGATATATTTGTCTGGGTTTTGAGCTACATATAGTCCAGACTTATAATCCCCGTTGGGTTTTATTTTTTTTATATCCGGCATTTCTACACATTATACGTATTGTCATCTCCGGTTATGTATGAAAAAGGAATAGTTTTTGGAGCTTTTGGTGGATGTATTTTTTTCCATCCTTTAGCAAAACCATTTTTAGCTATCTGTGTAAAGTATGCAAAGGGGTTATTAGATTTTTCTGGATTGAACCTATTCCAATATTTGCAAAGGTCCTCCATAGCAAAAGCCATACAGTCTGCTTTATCATCAGGATCCCGGTAAGCCATCTTCTTAGATATACCTTGAACCATTAGGCCAAACATCTCTATAGTCTCAGGTGTGAGTTCACCTTTTTCCTTTGACTCCAATACTGCAGCCATCAGATCTTTATTCCTTACATAAGCCTTTGCCATAACCTTTATACTTATATTATTTTTAGTTTAAACCTCGAGGTTAGTTTCGACCTAAGCCTTATCCTCTTCGGTACCATCTTCAGAAGAAATGAGCGTGTCCCCAGTAGGTTCCTTTCCATCTGGGGCGACGCTCATTTTATCTTCGATATTATCGACGAAAGGCTCTGGAGATTCAGATTGCTCCTCTCCCGTAGGAGCAAAAGACCAAACTTTACTAAGTATTTTTCTTAGTTTTTTTTTGACTCCTCGCTTTCGTCAATGTTATATCCCATTTCTGGGTTAACTTCTAAATCAGTTTCTGCTTCAGTACCAGCTGCTGGTGCTTCTGCTAATTCCTGGTTAGTTTTCATGATATCGGCTGCTGCTTTTTCTGCCTTGGCAACTTCAACATCATATTCTGCTTTGTGCTCACCACCAGGGGCAACTGATAATTGCTGATCTGTTTTTTCCATATCATCAGCCTCATCAAGGTTATATCCCATCTCATCGCCAACTTCGTGATGTAATTCCTTGTCAGTACCATCTCCAGGAGCAGATGCCATGTCTGAGTCTGTTTTTACCATGTCAGGATTTGACTCTTCAGCTTTAACTGATTTTACCTCATAATCCGCATGAGATCTTCCACCCGGTGCTTCTGCTAATTGCTGATCTGTGTTTTCAACATCTCTTTCAGACAACTCCGAATTTCCTTCGGAAGGAGCTGTAGCCATTTCGTTATCTGATGACTCCACTTCCTCTGTATTTTCATTTACGTTATACCCAATCTTATCAACCAAAGAATCCTTAAGCTTAACGCTATAATCAGTTTCCTTTTCGCTTCCTTCAGGAGCTTCTTCTAAATTAGCGTGGTCTTCTTTCTCGATATCTTTTTTACCAGCTTCATCTTGATCCTTAGCTGCAGGTGCTTCAGAAGTATTTGCCTTTAGTGTAGAAGCTGGAGTTTTATCCTTTTCAGATGCTGTTTTGTTCTCCGGAGCTACTGCCATATCCTGAGAAGACTCTTCCAAAGCATCCTCTGTATTTTCTTCAGCAGTTTCTATCGGTGTTTCGTTCTCTTTAACCTCCTCTTGAGTTTCATCAGCTTCCTGATTTTCTTCACCAGCAGATTTTAGAGCTTCCTCAATGTCAACGATTTCATCCATTCTGAAATCACCGGTTCTTCCGTTATCCATTAGTACAGTGTAAGAACCTGACGTACTATCCATAGAAATAATCTTTCCTGTATTTCCGGACTCCTTTACCTTTACGTAATCACCAACGGTGAATTTTTGATCCTCGTTTAAATCCTCCATTTCAACAGAAGAAGATTCTATTTTTTCGATCTCCTCGTTAACAGCCGACCATTTTTTCCTAAGCGAAGATAGCTCCTGCTCAAGCATATGCTTGGCTCTTGCCATTTCCTTAGAGTTTTCGTAAAGTGGGTTGGTAGCCATTGCTTGTGAGATCTTATTGATCTCATTTTCTACAATAGCGATATTGTCAATAATTTGCTTTCTATCATTAAGCATAATTGACTTAATTCTATTCTCACCGTCCAAGAATTCAGTTAATCCTTCAGAAATATCATATTTCATAAGATCCTTAACCATTGAAGTAGCTTGCGTACCATTTACTTGGAATAAAGAATTCTCGTTCATTCCTTCGTTGATCCTGTTAAGATAAAGGTTTGAGTTCCATTTAATCAAGTTTACTGATACACCTTCGAAAACTTTAGATTCTAACCTTTTAGCAAAATCAAGCTCAACAACATTTGAGAAGTTTTCATAAAGATTAATGATGTCAGAAACTGCTTTCGACTCATTAACTCCCAAGCTTCCAGATATTTCTAATGCTATCTGCTTTGCCAATTGAGTTGTGTCACTAAAGTTAATCTTATTCTCTTTAGAATAGATTGATACAGAGTCAGACTCTTCCACAATCTTGAAGCTGCTGTTTCCAACATAGAAACTTAGTCCACTTTCGTTAATTTTAACCATCGGAGAGTAAAATGACCCTAACAAAGTTTTAAATGACTCTGGCAGAGCAGAGTATTCAACATTCGAGAGTCTCTTGATTCCCTCAGAATTACCTTCAAATACATTACTACCAATAGTAAATACTGTCTTACCACCAGAAACGTGTACTGGAGAATAAACTTTCCTCACAGAAGAATTACCATTGTTAACCGGTATACTTAGCTTAGACTCTGAGGATTCCATTAAAGAAAGCGTATTAACAAGATTTCTTACCGTCGGGTTAAAAGACCATCTCGAGATCTCTTTGGACAAAAGTGAAACGGACTTATTCTCTGATATCAACCACTTATTCAGAGATTCTGTTACTGGAGAATAGAAATCAGCACCAGCGTTCTTTTCAATAGAATATAAAGCCTTTGAAACCTCAATCTCAGGTCTTAGCGAAGCGACGTTTTCCTTAATTGTCTCTACTGCTGATTTTACTTTGTTATCCCAGTTGAAGTTTTGTAGCTCCTGGACAAATGCCTCAGCTAATAAAAATTCAGGGGTATTATTGTTCTTTAAAAGATGAGTAAATTTCTCGCAAAGGATTTTTACATTCGGATGCTCGTAAATGCCAGTGCCTTTCAAAGATAGAATAGACTCGTATACACCAAGATTATTAACTGCCTGTGAATCAATGAATGCTTTAGCTGAAGGATCCTTTTCTGCCACCTCCTTAAGACTCTCAGAAATATTAGTAACTTCAACAGAATCATCTTTCTTACCATCTACATAAGATCCAGAATTTTTAGAGGTATTAGATCCAATACCACCCCAAGATTCCATTAGTTTTTGAGCTGCTGATTTAGATCTTTCTATTTCTTGCTGTCTTAGCATTTCGATAGGATTTGCAGCGGTTTCGCCTTCACTTTCCTTTACTACCTGGTCAACAGATTCAAGGATTGCGGATTCATTTACAGATTCCCCATTTTGTATTTTATTAATGTGGGATTCGCAAATCGATCTAACTTCAGGGTTAGTGGTTGTTTCCCTAAGAGTTTTTAATTGATTAAGTAAGTCCATTCTACTTGTGTTTTTTTGCTTTCTATATATCACACCTGTGATATTGAAACTTTTCCATTATATATTCTTCCAAATCATATTTTTTGGAAAAACTTATCTTGCTATAATAATTTCAAGCTTTACGTCAATGTCAGTGTGAGGGTTGCTGAACGTAATTCCTCCGTCTTCATACGGCAGGAAATCCTCACTGAGGTTCCATCCGGTTTTTTCGGAATCTGTTGACCCTAACTTTCCACCAGTTAGAATCATTAGTTCCCCGACATTATATGTATTTCCTCTATATGTCCAATAGATGTATTTCTTGACTTGAGGGGTACCGTTTGTTGGAGTTGGGACTCCCGGTATAATAGGTGTCTGGGATCCATAAAGAATCGGATTTCTAGGAGCTGGGTACTTTACCTTAACTGCTATCCATTTAACAAATCCGTTAGAGTCCCCAATGTCAGTTTGACTTATCTTTACACTTTTATTCCTTTTAAGGGTTACTTTTAGTCTTGAATAGGAAATTACCTCATCCCGTAAGTCACTAAAGTCAAAAAAATTGGTGATATTGTAATCCTCCTCCAGAACAAACTTATCCTTTCTAAAAAGAAATCCCTCAATAGGCTGAGGTGGACATATAATAGGTCTTGTTGCCATTAGCTTGCTGTTAATATTGTAAGTTTAACCGGATATTCAGTAGGATTTGAAAATACAAATCCACCAGTAGCTGCCCCAGTATATCCAACCTGGTCATCCATATCAGGCAGAGTTTGCCACCCCTTCCAGGAAGCATCAGGTTTAACTTGGCCTGTAAGCATCATCATATCAGACATAATGTATCTTAATCCACTGTTATAATGCCAGTAGAGAAGTCTTTGGTCTTCCTCAGCATCAGCATAATAATGAGCTCTTGCCATAACAAGACTTACTTCACCCAGAGTAGTGTCAAAATCCCCAGGATCCAAATTAATAGAGGTGTCAGGGGAGATCACAAAAGATTGTCTCTGGTATCCTGAAAATGACTGTAAAGGGTGAAAATATTCAGAAAGATCTAATTTTTCATCTATATCTGCTTGATAGGTAACATTCATCGAAGTCTGAAATATCCTTACCTCGTGTGGATCGTTATAGTTTGAGAAGGTAAGATTTACTCTTCTCATAGACCCAGGAGTGTTAGCAATTAACGTATATCTAGTATCAAAAGGACCAGACTGACCTGTCGTTAATGCTGGGTTACTATCGCCATAGCCGAAAGGAGTGCCTGATCCAGTTCCACCTTTACTAGATCCACCCCCGAAGATTTCTAAATTGTCACCTATATTTGCACTCATCTTAAAGTCTTGTAGGGTTTATGTCGGGATTTTCCGGCATTTCTACCACTTTAGGTCTAATACGCGGGTTTATTTTGTTCGCATTTACATTAACTACCTCAACGTTATCCTCCATAATTGAATTTTTAACCTCCGCATGTTCTTCCACAATTTCTTTTTCGATAGCTTGTGCTCCATAGAAATCATCTTGAGGTGCTTCTTCATAGACAGGTGAAGACATAACATCAGGTTTAATCATATCTAAAGAAGAATCATAAATTAGAGGTTCGCTTATATCATCAGCATCATCCAACCCGGTGTCAACTGATGAATTCCAAGAATCATCCGATGCACCACCATCTATTTCAACTTCCTCTGGTTTAATATAGTCAACCAGTGACTTGATAAAGCCAAGTGCTACGATAGGTAAAATAGCACCAGAAACAATTGAAAGCACTCTCTTTTGGAAAACTCTCTCCTCCTCAATCAAGCCAAATAGCTCAGACCATGAACTATAATCACCAAGGTTAACAAATGCATAGTACGTGTTCCCCATAGCCTGCATTGCTGTTAAAAGTATGAATAGGAACCATACAAGGGATTTGTTCATCTTCTCCATTGCAATCAAAGAAGCAAGGGAAGCTGCAGCACCAACCTCAAATGCAATAGCTAACGAAATTGCTAACCAAGTAGGATTGGAAAGCTTAAAGAAGTCGATAACGTGGATAGTGGATATCACAGACACCATAAGGTACAGAGACACAAAAGTAGTTATGATAAACCCGCTTACCAATTTTGATTTACTCTTCACTCTCTTCTATCTTATTTTTAATCTCAGAAAGTGAAATTCTCTTCTTATCAAAATCGTCCTCATAAATAAGGAACTGAAACATTACCTGATTCATCTCATGCCTGATCTCAGCCTTTGTAAGTGTGTTGATCGAGTCAAGTTTGGTATTTAATTCTGTGTTGGATGCTTTGAGCTCCTTTTCAATACGGTCGATGTCTCTGTTTACCCCGCACTGTCTGAAAAAAACCAATACTAGAAATCCTAATACTATGAATTGGAAGTTGTCTTTAATCTTTTGTACCATGATTATTTACAATTTTAGTTTTACTATATATCTAACCCAAATCCATATACACTAAAAAATAGGCCTAGATCACTCAAGGCCTATTTTATATAATGGTTTTGTATAGTGTGCTCTAGGCTAATTCAAGCCCCTGTTGAGCTGCGGCGAGTTCTTTTTCTAAATCCTGAATCTCTCTTGCATCAGCTTTTGCAGATTCCAGGCCTTGTTCAAAAGGCTTCAAAAGGGAAATAAATTCCTTAGCTTCTTTAAGTCCTTTACCACTTTGCTTAGATATAAAATAGTGACTTGCTTCTAAAGGCAAAGCTTGTAAGTAAAGTATATTGTTCTTAATGCCATCAGATTTTAGATTATCCAAAACCTTACAAATTTCAATAACGCCAAGAGACTCCTTTTCTTTCCATTCTGCCTCATTTTCCATAAAACTGATAAATCTATCTATGTGATCCATTGATTCAAACTGGACTGCATAAACTTTGGTAGCTACTCTCTTTTTTGCATTTTCTAGGTTTTCCTCAGCAGCTTTAATCCTTCCCTCATTTAAACGAGAAAGAGCTTCTTCACCCACTGAATCTGCAAGTTGGTCAGCATCTAGTTCTACTACTTTTGGCTGTGTTTGTTTTTTTGACTTTGCCATTTGATTTCTTTTTATTTTTTAGTTATTTAAACAGTAATGTTTCACTCGGAGATATCGAAAACATCGAATTCTTCCCGATTATGTTGCAAATATATCTTAAGTCTTTCTCGTAAGTCTTTTACAGGATATAGTTTAGGTTTGTCTTGAGGCCCAATGTGGCAAAGGAAACCTCCATGGGTTTCTAATCCGGTTTCTTCCTCTATTATTAGCCTATACAGGCTAATTTGTATGGAATATTCATTATGAGAATTCTCATAAAGATCCACGAAAGGATGCAAAAGTTTTTTGAATCTACCCTTTGGATGATTATCGTCCTTAAATTCCTTATTGGTCTTCCAATCACCGATGAGGAACAAAAGCTTATTTTCTTTCTTGTCCCACATAAGAAAGGGTTGATCCACGGTTCCAGCTAATCTCCATTTTTTCGAAAATACCTTTAACTCAGACTCCAGTGGCACAAGGTCTGTAAATCTTTCATCTCTAAGGACTAAGAATTTTTCGACCCTACTCCTAACTTCCGGGTCTTCTGGCATTTCAGGATCCAATCCTGTCCAGTAATCTTCTATCCACTTATGAACCTTGGTTCCAAGAGCATTTGCAACATTCGCTTTTTCTTGCCATTCGGATTTTATAACAGAAACGTCTACACCTCTTTCATCGGCTTTTCTATTAGCCCAATACTCACGATCAAAGGGGACTTTAAACTTTTTAAGAAAGGTAGTAACAGAATCATATTTGACCCCATCAAAATGATATGTATGAACAGACTCGTTAAAAATAAATCTAGAGTCCTTAAAAATATCTAGCTTCTTTTGATAATCCTGTTTTGTCTTCTCTAAATTAAGCAAATCCCAAATAAGTTATAATTAATTCCAATTTCAAAAAAACAAAAGTAATAGCAGTTACCTCTAATAAAAATCTTAAAATCCAAAGCCAAGACAAATGCCTAAAAAAGAAGTAATAAATAACCAAATAGGAATCCCCGTTTGTTTCAGGTAGAGGCTTAAGTACGGGAGTAATAATCTCTTGCAAATTTAGCTTAGTTAAGTAGTCGTTTACCGATTTAATCTCTTCAAAAACGTAGGCAGGTCTTGCATCGACAGGGAAATCCCTAGATTGTGTTACCTCCGGCGGTAAATTTACAACAGTGTAAATTCTACCAAGCCAATCATGTCTCAGCCTCAACCGTGTCCAAAAGGGAGAGTTCATGCTCTCATCCTTTACAGTGGACCTGTATTGGGAGTATACCCTTAACTCCCTAATGATCTTTAATATCCTAAATATAGCTAGTATTCTTCCCATTATTTAAAATCAGATTTTCCCATAGCATCCTCCATTTTCTTTCGGATTTTAGTACGGGCTCTTCTAATTCTTGTAGCAATAGACCTCTTCTTTATTCCATACTTATCGGCTATATCTTTGTATTTCATTCCATTAATCTCACGATCAATCATAATATCCCGATAGATAAGAGGAAGGTCTTTGATCTCATCGATGACTTGTTCATAAACATCGTCAATATCATTTCCTCCACAAAGAAATTCCCAGAGAGGGTCGTCTTCTATATCATAAGAAGGGTTTCTTTCCTCAGCTTTCGCCGAAGTGTACTCCATCTCTTCAGAAGTTTGTGAAATATATCGCTTCCTGCTCTTAAGAAGTAAAAGAGATTCGTTCCTAGCTATATTATAACACCAGGTAGAAAAGTTACCCCTCTCGCGGTCATATTGATCTATCTTCTGCCATACTTTTGACATTGCATTTAAGAAAGCATCCTCGGCCAACTCAAAGTCTTTAAGAATTCCATAACAGTGGTTTAGTACTCCGGGTTTTACCCTTTCATAGAGAGGCCGGAATTCCCTCTCTCCTTTAGTCTGAATGAAGCTTTCAGCTAAAACTTGAATATTCTTTTCTTTTGCCATTTTTGATTCCCCCAGTAATTTCCTTTTTTACCTCCTATTTATTATTTAATCTAACAAGTTCAATTCCAGCGTCGAATAAAAACTTAAGCGATTCGAGTTTTCTATATAACTCCTTAAACACTAATCTTTTTACCCCACTCTGAATAATAAGTTTAGAGCATTCAAAGCAAGGAGATACTGTAACATAAAGTGTCGCACCATCAGAGCTTTGTGTACTCTTA